GTAGCGATCCACCCCGGCGCGCCCCATTCCGGCGGCGCGGTTGTGTCGCTGGGCCTTCTCGGCGGCCCGGCGTTGGGCGCGGTTCATTCCCCCTCCTCAGCCTGGCGTCGGAGTTCATTGAGGTAACGGGTCAGGAACTTCAACTTGCATGCGCGGCACAGGATGCCGCTGCTCACGCCGTAGGGCTGATAAAATCGTAGGGTCCCGGTTATGTAGGCGGGGCCTACGTCCTTGCCATCGCCATTATTGACGCGCACTTCTATGTCACCGTCATACTCGCCGCACTCAGCCATGCAGATGTCACAAGTAGCATCCTTGATCGTCCTCGTAATAACGCCCATCACTCACCTCCTTCGGCTTGGCGGCGGAGTTCTTCAGCTTCCATCTTGATCGCAATACTGATGCCCCTCGGGGTGGCTCCCGGCTTACATGCGGCGACACCTTTGGCGCACCGCTCCAACACCTCCGCCTGCCACTCGGCCTTGAGGCGGGTGAGGGAGGTTGTGGGCTCTGATTCAGGCTCCCAATCGTTGTCCTTGAACCACGCATCCATCGGCTCTAGATCGCCGTTCAGGTGCCAACCGGCAACATGCAGGTTTCGGCCGTAGAGCTGATCCTTGATATCGCCCAGCTTGTTGTTCAGCCGCTCCACAGACGCCGCCAGGGCGTCGCGCTGCTCGATGGCCTCGTCTCGCTGCGCCTCCAGCTCCTTCATCCTGTCGGCCACCCCTTGCGCGGCCTGAGGGGTCGTGCGGTGGCCGCTCGGCGCCGGTGGGTCGATCCCGATCATCGCGCAGTCGAGGCACTTGGGCGGCGGATGCCCGGCCTTCGCGGCCACCGGCCTTCTGCACTCCGGGCAGTTGCCTGGCTGATAACGGGCCATCACACACCTCCCGCCGCTGCCAGTGCGTCGCTGGGCTCCACGAGGAACACCTCCCCCTCGGTGTCGTCGCGGACTACGGTGCGCTCGACCAGTTCGCCCTCGGCCCAACGATCCGCGGCCTCGCTGGCGTCGGCGGCCATCACGCGGTAGAGGGAGCGCCCTCGGCTGTAGCCCGACCATTCCACGGTGACGTCGAAGTACGCCTCTTGCGGGGCCGGCTCTGGCTCGGGCGCAGCGACGGGCTCGGGCTTGGGCTCGCTGTCGGTGGCCGGCACCGCGGCGGAGATCCTGCGCGCCTCGAGTTCCTTGGCCTCCTGCTGCGCCTTGAAGCGCCGCAGCTCCTCCAGCTCCTCCAGCTCGGCGGACCTGGCTGCCTTCTCCTCGGCCTCTTTCGCCTCGCGCTGGCGCCGGTCCTCGGCTTCCCGGGCGACAGCCTCCTCGCGCTCGATGGTCTGTCTCAGCAGCTCGTGCAGCTTGCCGGCCGCCTCGTCCTTGACCAGTGCAGCCTCGGACTGGAACTCCTCGAGCCCGGTGAGATCGGTCGCCTGGAGAGACTGGAACGCCTGACGGATGGTGTCGGATGCCTCGCCGATCATCGCCAGCGGTGCACTGCGCATCTCCTCGATCACCTGGCGATGGGCGTCGATGCGAGCACGCTCGGCGGCCTCGGCCTCGGCCTTCTCGCGCGCCTTGCGCTGTTCCTCGGCCTTCACCTGCTCGTCGATCGGGCTCTCCAGGGCCTCGATCCTGGCGGTGATCGTCTTCGCCTGGCCGTCCAGGGCGCGAGTGTAGTCCAGGACCGGCGCCTTGAGATCCTTGCGCTTCTTCTCCAGGGCCACGCGCAGATCCCGCAACTGTTTCCTGGCGGCCTTGGCCTCCTTCATGCCGGCGGTGGTGGATACCTCGAACACCACCCCTTTGTGCTTCTTCTCCAGGGCGTCCAGCGCCGCCAGGGTGCGGCTGTACTCGGTGATCTTCACGCCTTCTTCGTCGCGGATGATCTCGACGTTCAGTGTCTCGGTGGTCATGCGGTCTTCCTCTCGGTGGTGGTGCTTATCGGATGCTGGCCTCAAAGGCCTCAACATCGCTGATCAGGTAGCGCACCGGGCGCTTGCCCAGGTGCCGAGCCTCGGGCGGGAGAGCCCGCCCCAGGCGCTTCCAGCGGGCGAGGGTGCGCTCGGTCACCCCCCACCGCTGCGCCAGTTCAGCCCTCGTCATGGACGGCACTTCCGGCGTCTGCGTTTGCATCGCTCTCCTCCTCGTCGTCGATCAGTTGGGACAGGCGCGAGGAACGGCCACGCTCGGGCTTGCTGGGCGTGATGTCGCGTTCCTGGCGCTGGTCGAAGTCGTACAGCTCGTCGTCGCGCTGGATCAGGTTGATCAGCTCCGAGGAGATCGGCAGCTTGGGCGCTAGGCGGTGCAGGGCGGACTTCTTCGCCATCTGCGCGTACCAGTCCTTCCAGGGGCCGTAGCCCTTGGCGCCGGTCTTGCTGGCCTTGCGAATCTTCTCCAGCTCGACCTTGGTGATGATCTCCACCTGCAGCTCGCCGTCCTTCATGCGCACCAGGGCATAGGCCAGGCGGATGTTGGCGTCGCTGCGGTCGGCGTCGAACGCCGGCTTGTGCATGAGGTGCTCGCCCTCGTCGTCCACCCAGAAGTCGAACTCGTCGCCCTGGTAGACCACCTGCAGGGTGATCGTGGCGACCTCGCCAGACTGGCGGATCTTCTTGAGGACGCCGCGGACCATGGGCATCCAGGCCACCTTGGCCACCCACATGTCGGGCTCGCCGCGCCGGCTGACCTTGGTGTTGTGGATGACCAGGGCGCCCTCGCGGTTGTCCGGCAGCAGGCCGTCCTGGCACGACTGGCTAAGGGCGTTGAACAGGCTGGTCTTGTCGGCATTCAGCAGATCGGGATTGTGGTTGATCGCCGACATGGCCGCCGAAACGAACTTCTCCGGGCGGATATGCTCGGGAAGCAGGCTGCGCCACTTGTCGTTCGACTTCTCGAGGTCGCGCTTGAAGGCCAGGGCCGGCGGCAGCGGGCGCTGGGCGGGCGCTTGGTGCTGAGTGTGATCGTTCATGGCTTACCCCTTGACTGGAGTGATGGTGGGATAGCGGGTCGCCTTCCGGGCGCCGATGATCTCGCCGACCATCTCGGGCGTGATGGTCTTCCCCGGATTGCCCTTGCGCGTCTTGGCGCTGACCTTGAAGCCCTCGGTGGTGGCCGTGGCAGCGGTGCCCATGATCTCCAGGATCTCGCCCTTGGCGGCCCGCTTGCGCTCGATGGCGGCCTTCTCGTCGGCGCTGGCCGCCTTGTAGGCGGCGCAGACCTCGGCGAACCGGGCGTTGTCGGTGAGATCCACGCTCTCGCCGTCATCCTGCAGCAGCAGCGTGGCGATGGTGTCGGCGTCCTTGGCGTACTCTGGGGTCGGGGCCTTGCCCTCCTCCACGCTCGCCCAGAAGGCCTCTGCGCGCTTCATGATCGCGGCGCCGATCTTCGGGTCGTAGGCGCGATAGAACGGGGTCGGGGTGTTGCCGGCCACCAGCGGCGCCACGCAGGCCCAGGAGAGCCCGGATACGAGCATCTGGTGCTGCACCTGCAGCTCGATGTGCGGCGGCGCCTCGACCAGCTCGCCGTCCTGCAGCCAGCTCCGGCGGAACACCAGGCCGTCGACGTTCTTGACCTCCATGATCCCGGGGCCGTGCCGGCGGAACAGGTCGCGGTAGTCGTTCTCCTCGCCGGTGTAGTCCTTGGCCAAGCCGGTGATCTTGAAGTCGAACGACGAGCCCAGGCGGCGATCCTCGACGCGGGCGTAGACCTTGAACGGCTCCACCACCAGGCCGAGATCCTCGGCCACGCCCAGGGCGATGGCGGATTCCAGGCGGTTGCCCCACTTGGTGCGCTCGTTGCCCTCGAACTCCACGGCGAGCTGGCCGGTCTTGCGGTGCCAGAGTTCGTAGTGGGTCATGTAGGGAGAGACGCCGAACAGGGCGGCGATCTCGGTGCTGGTGAGGTCTTTCTCGCGGTCAGCCAACCACGCCTCCTCAGTGGTGAAGTCGATGAACTGGCGATTCAGGGATTCCATCATGGGTGAGTCCTCTCGGTGCGTCATGGAGCGGTATGGTTGCTCCTGGTTGTGCCTTGGTTGTAGATGGATGCCACTCGGCGCTACCACCTGTCACACATCATAGACCCAACGAGACCCCTGTGCAATGTCTCCCAATGTCCAGTTGTGTCTATAACCAAGGAGTATCGCCGGATTCCAGTCAGCTCTTGCGGTATCGGATAATGCTGGCTATTCTCCCCTTGGCAAGCACATCCATCATCAACGATAGAGGAATACCATCATGGCGAGAGGCGTCAACAAGGTGATCTTGATCGGCAACGTGGGCCAAGACCCCGAGGTGCGGTTCCTGCCTTCAGGAGTGGCCGTAGCCAACCTCAGCCTGGCCACCACGGAAACCTGGAAGGACAAGCAGAGTGGGGAGCGCCAGGAGAAGACCGAGTGGCACCGCTGCAACGCCTTCGACAAGCTCGCTGAGATCATCCAGCAGTATGTGAAGAAGGGCAGTCGCATCTACATCGAGGGCAGCCTGCACACCCGCAAGTGGCAGGCCCAGGATGGCACCGACCGTTACAGCACCGAGATCAAGATCCGCGACATGCAGATGCTGGATAGCCCCCAGGGCGGTCAGCAGCCTCAGCAGCAGGGCGGCTACGGCGGCCAGCAGCCCCAGCAGCAGAGCATAGGGCAGCAGGGGCGCAACCTGTACCAGGGCGGTCAGCAGCCTCAGCAGCAGGGGAACTACGGCGCGCCCGATCCGGGCGGTTTCGACGACTTTGATGACACCATCCCCTTCTAATTCAATAGCTTGCGACGAGAGGAGGCCCCATGAGCAAGATCACCCGGCGAATGCTGTCGACCAGTGAGGTGGTGATGGTCTGCCGCTACCTGGAGCAGCACCAGGAGGCCCTGCGCGGCCTGTCACCCAAGACCATCCTGGCCAGCGTCAAGGATGCCGTCGGCATCGAGATGACGCGCTCCAACCTGGAGAACCTCAAGACCGTGCCCGGCCTGGAGTGGGTCGTGGTCCCGCGCCGCGCCCAGGTGGCCAAGGCCACGTCCAACGAGCGCGCCCTGGCCGCCGCGATCATCGGGCTCTACGATAACCTCGGCCTCAAGCGGCCGGTGGATCTCCTCGACCTACTCGACGAGGAGGAGGGCGACGATGGCCAAGACCCTGCGCCTTGAGCGTCGCGGCGACATGCTGGTGGCCGCCGACAACGAGAGCCTGGACGCCATTCGCGGACTACCCGAGGGCAAGCCCCTCAAGGCTCGGGTGGTCGTGCCGCGCAACGAGGCGTTTCATCGGCTCGTGTTCAGCATGTTGAAGATGACCTTCGATATGTGGGAGCCCGACACCTTGGTTACCGAGGTGGAGAAGGCGACCGTCATCCGCCTGACGGACTACATGATCAGCCGAGGCGTCAGCGAGGAGGCGTGCTGCCAGCTCGCCACCGAGTTCCTTCAGGCCCTGAATGCCAAGCGAAGCACTCTCGATATCGACAAGAGCTTCGAGGCGTTCCGGGCGTTCATCACGGTAAAGGCCGGCTTCTACCGGGAGGTGATGACGCCAGCAGGGCCTCGCCGAGAGCCCGTTTCGTGGTCCTTTGCCAGCATGGATGAAGCCACCTTCCGGGAGCTTTACCGGGCGGTCTTTGGGGTCTGTTGGTCGCTGGTATTGGAGCAGCACTTCGAGAGTCCGGAGGCCGCGGAAGCGGCAGCGGAACAACTCCTCAATTACTCGTAGGAGGTCGGCATGGAGATCACCGCAGAGATCGTCCGAGAGCTATTCGACTACGCCCCTGATACAGGGGTGCTCTCCTGGAGGGAAAGGGAGCTCAAGTGGTTCTCGTCTCAACACGCCTGCTCTGCCTGGAACTCCAGGTTTGCTGGAAAGCGAGCAGGTGGCCTGGTTGTAGGTGAGAGCGGGTACAGGCGCAGGTCGGTTGCGGTTTTTAACAAGAAGCACCTTGAGCACCGCATCATCTGGATGTGGATGACTGGCGAGGAGCCCCCGGCAAATATCGACCACGACAACCGTGACGCCACCGACAACCGCTGGGTGAACATAGCCTCCTCAACGCCACTGGCCAATCAGCACAATCTCTCCAGGAATATCAACAACCGAAGCGGCGTCACCGGCGTCCATTGGCACAAGGGTGCCGGGAAATGGGCGGCCGGCGTGACGCTGAACAGAAAGGCTATTCACCTCGGCCTGTTCGAGGAGATCGACGAGGCGGCCATGGCCGTCCTCGAGTTTCGAGCCGAAAACGGCTTTCACAAAGGCCACGGCCTTGAACTGGCGCACTATCACGCTGCGCCCAACGCCTAGAGAGGAACACCACCATGAAAAACGCGATTGTCTTTGCCGCCGACCTGCCTTCCGCCGCGGATCTCACCCCCCACCTGGAGCAGCGCCCGTGGCGCGAGCTGCACTCCATGGAGCGCAAGAACGGCGGCTTCGTCGCCTTGAAGGGGGAGAATCTGGTCGAGCCCCTGCCCGACGCAGGCTATGCCCTGCGCTACCGGATCGATGAGCGCCTGGTGCCGGCGTCGATCGTGAACTCCGAGGTCGATAAGGAGATCGAGGCGTTCGAGGAGAACCGCGGTCGCCGCCCGAATCGGGTCGAGAAGGCCGACATCAAGGAGAGCGTGCTGGCCGGCCTCCTCGAGGTGGCGCTGATCAAGACCAGCTATGTGCGCGCCTACTACCACGAGGAGCAGGCCTTGCTGTTCGTCGACACTACCAGCGACTCCGTGGCCCAGGCCGTGATCGGCGAGCTGATCCATGCCTGCGAGTCGGTGAAGACGCAGACCATCCACGTCACCAGTCGGACCAAGGGGCTCAAGCCGCGGCTGGTGAATCACATCAACGGCGATCCTGACGGCTTCGTGCGCTTCGAGGTCGGCAACAACCTGACGCTGGCCCGCAAGGCCGAGGGTGAGCCGATCGAGAAGGTGACCTACAAGGACTTCGATATCGCCAACGAGGAGGTGCGCGACCTGCTGGGCCAGGGCTTCCAGGTGGAGAAGATCGAGCTGTCGCTGGCCGGCGCCTACTTCCACCTGACCGACAAGTTCCGCTTCCGGCGCTTTGACTGGCCGGAGCGCGAGATCCCCCAGGAGGATGTCGACGACGACCTGCACCACTGGCGCCAGGAAGCGGCCATGAACACCGCTCACGCCGCCCTGATCGTGGCCTCGCTGTGCGAGATGATGGAATACCGCCGCCCGACCCGCGCCGAGCTGAACCAGGAGGGCGACGATGCTGGCGCCGGAGCATAACCCCGCCAAGATCCGTTCCAGCAAGTACCGCAAGGCTGCCTCCGGGCAGCCCTGCACGCTGGAGATCCTCGGCGTCTGCACTCACGACACCGCGACCACCGTGCTGGCGCACCTGCCTGGCGAGCACAAGGGGACCGGCTCGAAGGTGGATGACACCAATGCCGTAGATGCCTGCAGTGAATGTCATCGAGTCCTGGACGGCCCCAGCAGCGCCTGGCCGCCCGGCGAGTACGCGCATTGCGAGTGGTATCTGCGCCGCGCCCTGGCCCGCACCATCCGCAACCGGGTGATGCGCGGCATCCTGACCCTGGAGGACTTTGCCCCATGATCATGATCACCAGCGCCGCCGGCGTGCGGCTGGCGAGGGCGAAGGCGGCCCTGGATGCTGCAGAACAGGCCATGGAGGTCGGCGACCAGGCGGCGCACCGGGACTACTCGCTGAGGCATTACGACTTCTGCCAGGCGGCCCGCGCCGTCGCTGACGAGATGCTGGCCGACCGCCACCACGAACGAGAGGGAGATTAAGGATGCCTGATTTCAAGATTCTCCATGGCGACTGCCTGGAGACGCTCAAGACCCTGCCCGAGCAGTCGGTGCATACCTGCGTCACCAGCCCGCCCTACTTCGGTCTGCGCGACTACGGCGTGGAGGGTCAGCTTGGCGCCGAGCCCACGCCTGACGAGTTCGTGGAGGCGCTGGTGCGCGTGTTCCGCGAGGTGCGCCGAGTGCTGCGCGACGACGGCACGGTATGGCTCAACCTCGGAGATAGCTACGCTAATTCTGTTGGCGGGGTCGGGAACAACCCGTCGTCCAAAAGCACGCTTACCACGAACGGCGGCAAAGGGCCGAAGGCCGGGGACAAGTACGCGCGAGGGAACGAAGGGAAAGCGGTCAAGATAAACCCCGGCGTGCCGTCTAAAAACCTTCTCGGCATCCCCTGGCGCGTGGCCTTCGCCCTCCAGCAAGACGGATGGTATCTGCGTCAGGACATCATCTGGCACAAGCCCAACCCGATGCCGGAAAGCGTGCGCGACCGCTGCACCAAGTCCCATGAGTATGTCTTCCTGCTGAGCAAGTCGCCCAAGTATTACTACGACGCCGAGGCGGTGAAGGAGCCCGAGGTGTGTGGCCGCCAGCGCGGCCCGGCTGAGCACCCTGACAAGAAAAGCACCAATGGCAACGGCGGCCTGGGCCGTCGCAAGAGCACCGGCATGCGCAACCGTCGCACCGTCTGGACCGTGACCACGCGGCCTTACAAGGGTGCTCACTTCGCCACCTTCCCGCCGGACCTGATTCAGCCCTGCATACTGGCCGGCTGCCCCGAGGGCGGCACGGTGCTCGATCCGTTCGGCGGTAGCGGCACGACAGCCGGCGTGGCGCTGGCTCACGGCCGCAACGCCATCCTGGGCGAACTCAACCCCGAGTATGCCGCGCTAGTGCCCGATCGCATCCAATGGATTCTCGACTACTACGGCGCCCGGCAACCCGAACTCAAGGAGGTGGAGGCATGATTGTCTGCGGAATCGACCCCGGCCTAGCCGGCGGACTGGCCCTCCTGAGCCGCGAGGAGCAGTGGGCCATACCCTTGCCGCACCGAGGCAAGGAAGTCGACGTGCGCGCGCTCGTTGACGCCTTGCCGCCACCCCTCGAGGTGGCGTGCGTCATGGTCGAGCGCCTCGGCGTCCGCCCCGGGCAGTCGGTGCAGTCCGGCGTCACCCAGGGCACCAACCACGGCAGGATCACCGGCGCCCTGGAGGTCATGGGCTACTCGGTGCGCCTGGTGCGCCCCCAGGACTGGAAAGCCAAGGTGCTGAAGGGCACGAAGAAGGACAAGGCCGACGCCATCGCCTTCGTGCAGCGCGCCTATCCGGCGGTGAACCTGATCCCGGGCAAGTGCAAGGTGCCGCAAGACGGCCTGGCCGACGCCATGTGCATAGCCGAATGTGCTCGGCTCACGCTAGAGTGGTAGCCCCAGAAACGAGAAACCCCTCCATCATCGCCTGGCAGGGCTAGGAGGGGTCGGGCAGGTTGCAGCGTAGGGAAACGGTGCCCGGACATCATATCCGGCCCACCTTGCGCACCGCAACCTGCCTCCACACCCAAGGAGGTAGTTATGCTCACCTACGGATTCGTCTATGTGATGATCAACCCCTGCATGCCCGGGATTTACAAGATCGGCATGACGCTTCGCTCTCCCCGCCAGAGGGCTGAGGAGCTTTCCTCGGCGACCGGCGTTCCTGAGAGTTTCGAGGTTGCCTACTACGCAGAGGTTGACTCCCCTGCGGAGCTTGAGAGCAGCCTGCACCAGGCGTTTGCTGACAGACGAGTCAGCGACCGCCGCGAGTTCTTCCGCGCCCCTCTGGCTGAGATAGTTACATGGATCAGGGGTTATGGGATCGAGTCGGAGAGCTTGACGGACATGGTTGAGGAGGCCCTGTCGCCAGGCTTTATAAGCCCGTTTCGGCCCCTTTGGTTCGAGGAGTCTCTCCATGACCCCGGTTATCTCAAGAGCATCTCCATGGCCAAGAGTGTTATGGGGGTGGTGTCATGAGTTTCCAGGCAATGACATGGGCCTGCGAGCAGGATCTCCCCTGCAACCAGAAGATGGTCCTGATGATGCTCGCCAACCGCACCAACCACGACACCGGACGCTGCGATCCCAGCCACAAGCGCCTGGCCAGGGACTGCGGCATGAGCATTGCCACGCTCAAGCGGTGCATCAAGAAGCTCGAGGAGGCCGGCTTCCTGGAGATCATCTGCAGGAAGAATGGTGATGTCAGCCTCCCGAACCAGTACCGACTCAATCTGACAGAGGTGGGGTCACAGGGAGCTGGGGGTGGGGTCACAGTGAACCCAGGGTGGGGTCACAGTGAGCCGGGGGGTGGGGTCACAGTGAGCTACAAACCAGGAAGTAATAACCAGGAAGATAACCAGGAAGATAACCAACCCCTTTTGCCGCCTGACGGCGAGCCCGCGACGAAGAAGGCGAAGAAGCGCTCGCACGCCATGCCTGACGACTTCGCCCCAGAGGACTCCCACCGCGAGAAGGCGAACCGGCTTGGCCTGGACCTGGACCACGAGCTTGAGCAGTTCACCAACTACCATCTGGCCAAGGGGAGCATGTTTGTCGACTGGGGGCGTGCGCTGCACACCTGGCTCGGGAACGCGAGCAAGTTCGCCAAGCAGGCCCCTGCCCGAGCCGCCAGACCGATGCACGACCTGAACAGCCTGGACCACAAGGGCGACCCGATGATGATTGGCGACGGGCGCATAGCCCCTGAGCCGAGGAGGACGCGCGGATGATGACCAGAGGCATGGGCGTGGTGCAGACCCGCCCGGAGCACTGCGCCACCCACGGCGACTACGAGGCGATCCTGATCACCCTTGGCGAACCGAAGTGGACAGGCTGCCCCGTCTGCGCCCGCGAGGCTGTGATGGCCATGGACAATGCCGCTCTCGCCGACGAGGAGGCCGCCAGGAGCCGCGATAGCGGGGAGGCCCTGGCCAGGGTAGCGGGTATCCCTCGTCGCCACGCACAGAGCGTTTTTGACAGCTACGATGCGACCCCTGGCGATCCGGCTGGCGTGGCCTTCATGCGCGTGTGGGACTACGCCACCGGCGATGGCCTGCTGAAGGGCGATGGGCTGCTGCTGCAGGGCACTACTGGCACCGGCAAGACCCACCTGGCCTGCGCCCTGGTTCACCACGTCACCCGCGAGCGCTTGCTGCCGGCCCGCTATGTGATCGCCGCCAACCTGTTCCGCCGCGTGCGCGCCATGTACACCACCCGGGAGGAGACGGAACGCGACATCCTGGAGGAGCTGGTCGCCCCTGCCCTGCTGGTGATCGACGAGATCGGCGAGGGCAGCGGAACCGAGCATGACGTGGCCTTCCTGTCGCAGATCCTGAGCCGGCGCTACGACGACATGACTGCCACCGTCCTGGTGACCAACTTGACGCTCTCCCAGCTCAAGACGTGGTTCGACAGCCGCGGATGGGACCGTCTGCGCGACACCGCGCGCGCCGTCACCTTCGATTGGGATAGCCACAGAGGACGTGCCTGATGCTTTACAGCCATGACGCCGAGACCGCGCTGATCGGCTCGGTGATGCTCAACAACGCCGTGGTCCCCGACGTGGCCGCCGTGGTGCGCCCCGAGGATTTCGCGATCACCAGCCACCGCGCAGTGTGGAGCGCGATCGTGACCCTCGTTCGTCGCGATCAGGCCGCGGACATCGTGACCGTCTCCGAGAGCCTGGAGCACGCCGGGGTGCTGGAGGAGGTGGGCGGGCTCGCCGCCCTGGCCGACTACGCGCGCACCGTGCCGAACGCCGACCACGCCATGACCTACGCCAACGTCGTGGCTGACCTGGCCCAGCGACGCGCGATCGCTGAGACCGTCCTCGAGCTGGAAGAGCTGGCTCGCAGCCGGGAGACCCCACTGCACGAGGTGGTGAGCACCAGCAAGGCGAAGATCGACGCCTGCCTGCGCGCCGGCGCCAATACCCTCGAGATCGCCGGCGCCAGCCTCGGTCCGGTGATCGACCGCCTGGATCGCCGCTTCAACGGCGAGGAGCAGGCGATGGGGCTGACCACCGGCATCGGCGACCTGGATCGGGCCATCATGGGGCTGCGCCGTGGCCTGACCGTGGTGGGCGCCCGCCCGAGCATGGGCAAAGCCCAGCCGCTGGATGCCAGGGTGCTGGCGCGCCACGGATGGGTGCGCATGGGCGATGTCCGGGTAGGGGATGAACTCGCGTCCGTGGATGGCAAGCCTTCTTTCGTCACCGGGGTTTATCCGCAGGGGCGCAAGGCCATCTACCGCGTCACGCTCTCTGACGGGCGCTCCACGCGGGCCTGTGGCGAGCACCTGTGGCGAGTCAACTACCGCGACTGGCAGACCCCTCGTGTGGTGTCGACCGAGAAGCTGATCGAGATGCTGGGCAAGGCCCGCTACCGGAACCGGTTGTGGGTCGACGCCTACCAGGGGGATCATGGCAGCGACGAAGACCTACCTCTGCCGCCGTGGGTGGTGGGTGCGATGATCGCCAACGGCAACACCACCGCTAGCACGCCGCGGATCAGCACCGGTGACCGCGAGAACGTCGACAAGCTGCTGGATCTCATGGGCGGTGCGGTATCCGCCACCTTTGATGGTCGGAGCACTTACAGCCTGCCCAGCACGGCAGGCAAGAATCGCCTGGCCGAGAAGCTCAAGGAGATCGGCCTATGGGGCAGCCTCTCGTTCGAGAAGCGAATCCCGACCTCCTATCTGGAGGCGTCGCGGCAGGATCGGCTGGCGCTGCTGGCGGGATTGATCGACAACGATGGATGGGTGGAGACGTTCGGTGCGGTGCTCTACTCCACGTCGAGCCCTGGGCTGGCCGAGGATGTCCGCTATCTCGTCAGGTCGCTGGGTGGCGTCTGCAATATCGCCACCAAGACGCCGCGCTACCGCAACGCGGAGGGTGACAAGGTCGACGGCAGGGAGCACTACACCTGCTCGATCTGCCTGCCTTGCTACCGGGGCGCCATCACCCTCGAGCGCAAGGCGCGCCGCGTTATCGAGAACAAGAAGGGTCGGCAGAAGCGGCTCAATGTCGCCAGCGTGGAGTATGTCGGCGATGAGGAGGCGCAGTGCATCGCCGTCTCGCATCCTGATCACCTGTATGTGACGGACGACTTCATCGTCACCCACAACACCTCGTTCCTGGTGACGATCGCCGGGGCCGCGGTGTCGCGGATCGGCCCTGACTTCAAGCCGATCCCCACGCCGGTATATATGGGCAGCCTGGAGATGCCCAAGGATGCGATCCTGGAGCGCCTACTGGCGAACGTCGGCAACCTCCCCATCCAGGCGATCAAAGACCCCGCCGGCCACATGCGGGACGAGCACTGGCCGCGCCTGACCCACGCCGTGAACCTGCTGAAGGATGCGCCGCTCTACATCGACGACCGCCCGGCACAGACCGTCAGCCACGTCCGCGCCCGAGTGAAGGAGATCCACGACCGGCATGGCCACGTCGGCCTGGTGATGATCGACTACCTGCAGAAGATGCGCGCCGAGGGCGACTATGGGGCTCGTCACGACCGCGCGATCGGCGAGATCGTCGAGGGGCTCAACGCGGTCGGGAAAGAGTTCGACTGCCCCGTGGTGCTGCTATCCCAGCTCAACCGCGCCCTGGAGCAGCGACCCAACAAGCGCCCGATGATGTCCGACCTCAAGGAGTCGAGCGTCATCGAGCAGGAAGCCGACGTGATCCTGTTCCTGTACCGCGACGAGGTGTACGACCCGGACACCGCCGACAAGGGCATTGCCGAGATCGGCGTGGCCAAGAACCGCGAGGGCAGCGTCACCACCGTCCGCGTCGCCGCCAACTTGTCTCATGCAAAGTTTGCAGCTCTCGCCGCCGGTCGCTATCTCGACGCCCAGCCGCCGCCGGATGCCGATGATCGCTGGGGCTAGATAGCCTGGGAAATACCCCTTTGCGCACGTAAGGGGGTAATTTTTTTGCGCCATGGATAGTGCAAAGTCTGCACGTATGCGCTAAGGTGTAATGGCGCCACCCGAGACGGCGCCCATCTACCATGAGGAAGACCGACATGAGCAACCGCACCCTGAAGACCACGCTGCACATCTACCTGGTCAAGTATTCCTGGAGCGGCGAGTACCATATCGCCACGCGCAACTACCGCCCCGACGACGAGCCCGAGGTGGAGACGACGGAATCTGGCGACGTGCGCATCTACCTGGAAGCGCGCGACATCGAGGTGAGAGTCCCCAGCGAGGAAGTGCTGGTCAATGCCCAGATTGATGGCCTCAAGGCCGCCATCGAGCGCGAGCGCGCCGAGTCCGCCAGGCGTGTGGCGATCATGCAGGAGAGGATCAGCAGCCTACTCAGCCTCGAGGCACCCGCCGAGTAATCCATCGGGCGCGCCCGTCGCGCCCACCACGGAGATCCAACATGACAAAGGACGAGCTGCGCGACGCTATGGCCGAGCTGAAGATGAAGCCCGAGGAGATGGCCGAGATGATCGGTATCAGCCGCCGCGGGCTGTTCTATCGGCTGTCCGGCGAGTTCGCCATTCGACCCTCGGAGGCCAAGGTCGTCAATATGGCGCTCGCCTCCCATCGCCACGTTCACGCGAGGAAGACCCCATGAGCGACTACATCATGCTGGCCATGCGCACCGCCAAGGCGATGCCCACGCCGGCGATGAACTTCGCCCACGCCGCCCTTGGCCTGGTCGACGAGTCCTACGAGCTGCTGCTGACCAACGGCTCGCTGCACGCCATCGAGGAGATCGGCGACCTGTGCTGGTTCATCGCCCTGGCCGGCGAGACCCTTGGGACGGACCCGTTCGAGGAGTACGCCGCCGCCGTGGCCGATGGCGGGGCGACGCTGGCGCCGACCACCTTAGCCTGCGCCGAGCGCGCCCTGCGCCTGGCGTCGATCATCGCCGGACGCGCCAAGAAGTGGCTGGTCTACGGCAAGGATCCCGGCGAGGGCACCGCCGGCCTGCTGGTCAGCCTGGTGGCGCTCGCCGCCCGGGCCGCCGAGATCGAGGGTCACACCCTGGAGCGCGTCCAGGAGCTGAATATCGCCAAGCTCGCCGCCCGCTTCCCGGACGGCTTCAGCGACTGGAACGCCAACAACCGCGACACCGTGGCCGAGTACGTCGCCATGAAGGGGGCATCATGATGAACGACGACCGTCCCGTCCGCCCCGTGCCGGCCCACACCCGCCAGCCGCAAGCAGGAGGTAGCAGCATGACACCTAAGACAAGAAGGATGCCTCGGATCAGTCAAGCAACCGTTCGAGAGCTCCTGGATTACAACCCTGATACCGGCATCTTCACATGGAAAGAGCGTGGGAGGAGGTGGTTTACGAGCGAAAGAATATGGAAGTCGACCAATTTAAAGATTTTCGGGAAACGGGCAGGAACGACATCGACTAACCGGTTTGGCTACCAATTCCGTCAGATCAAAATCCATGGCAAAACTTTCTCTGAACATGAGCTGGCATGGATTTGGATGACCAATGATCCTCTTCCCGAGGAGATCGATCATGTGAATCGCGATGCAACGGACAACCGGTGGGTGAATTTGCGCGCATCATCTCGCTCCCTGAATAGCCGTAACCTGTCGATTAGCTCCACTAACACGACGGGAATACCCGGTGTCGTTTGGGACAAGGCAAGAGGCATGTGGAAAGCGCAATGCAAGATTGGTCAGAAGTGCAAGTTCCTTGGCCGGTACGAGCATATCGATGAGGCCGCGATGGCATCTCTTGAGTTTCGGGCTGAGCATGGGTTCTGCATCGATCATGGCATGCTGGTTTCCGAGTTTCACCGCGAGAGGTGCGCGTGATGGAATTTCATACTCGGATCAGAGGAATACCTGCCATTTGCCGCGTCACCTACGCCTCCGACTACCGCCCCATGGCAATCACAGGCACCGGCTATGGCGACGCCGACCCACCCGAGCCCGAGGAGTTCGAGTTCACGATCCTGGACCGCCGGGGCCGCCCCGCCCCCTGGCTCGAGCGCAAACTGACCGAGGCCGACAGCGATCGGCTGCTGGCCGAATACCTGGAGAGACAACATGAACCGTACTGACGTCCTGGATTACCTCGTTCGCCACCACTCCCAGTGGCCCACCACTCTCGAGGAGGCACTGTACGCCAGTCGGGACGACGACCACCCGACCGCCTCCCAGGATGTGGAGTGGTCCTGTACCGACAGTAGCGGCGAGGTAGTGCTGCGCTTCGCCGTCTTCGACTACATCACCCACGAGGAGTGGAGCCAGGCCCGCCGCGAACGCCTGAACCGCCCGGAGGACTGGCCCGCCGGCGCCCGCATCCTGGTGCAGAACAGTGATGGCATGTGGATCTTCGGCACCATGGAGTACGCCAACCCCCTCGAGGATGGTGGCTGGGGCGCCGATGTTGCCGAGCACCCCGGCACCTGGCTGTTCGAGGGGCGCACCCAGGGCTCCACCGAGATCGCCGGCTGGGATTGGACGTGCAGCATGATCACCCGCGAGGACGCCATGATCGACAGCCTGGACCACGGCGAGCCTGAGGAGATCGAGGAGGCCTTCGAGGAGAAGGCCGATGTCGCCGCCCCGGAGTGGATGGTGGAGCCCGCCGCCGACGCCCACTACGCCGGCATGGTGCTGCGCATCGACCTGACCGAGGTGGACCGCCAACGCGGCTACGCCGAGGTGCGTCTGGACCCCTACCGCATGTCCGACTTCTACGGGATCGGGGGAGGGCCGCGCGAGCAGGTGTTCAAGAAGGTGATTCGCGGCACCAGCAAGGGAGGCACCGAGCGCGACCTGGTGCGCGACATCCGCTCCGCGGTGGATCGGTGGGAGCAGATGCTCGACGAGAATGAGCGCATCTTTACCTACTCGTAATCACAAGGGGCTCACTGAGAGCCCCTTTTCTTCGCTTGCAACAGTGCAGATATTGCACTATCGTTCACTCAGGCCACCAACGAGAGGAAGCCGCCATGATGAATCTGACCGACAACAACGCCCGCCTGGTCGTCGCCAGCAATGCCCGCTACTGCTGCGCCTACACCGTAATGGACGGCGACACCCTAGAGCGCGACCCCTTCGCCATCAAGCGCGCCGTCGAGGCTGCCGACCGCTACTATCGCACTCACGAGCCCGACGCCCTGCCCGTCGTGACGATGACATGGGACCAGTTCGAGGCGTTCGAGCGCGAGCACATCCTGGCCAAGGGAGAGCTGCAGCGCGCCACCGAGGAGCAGGTGGAGCAGGCGTTCAACGTCCTCCCGCCGCTGCGCATCCGCAGCAATGGCCCGCTGACGACGTTCTTTATCGGCGAGGCCTTCCATGGCCCTTACTACACCCAATACGCCACCCTGGAGGTCGACGGCCGCCGGATCTACGCCAGCAAGATGGCCAGCATCCGCGATGAATCCACCTGGATCACCGTGGCCGATGTCATCCGCGTCAACACCGAGGAGGTCGCATCATGAACCCGCGTCTGCGCCGCAAACTCACCAAGATGTGCAAGGAATACTCCGCCACCATCGACGACCGCCTGGCCGAGCGCGCCGCCCGCGCCGCCAGGATCGCCGAGCGTCAGGAGCATGGCCAGATCGTCGTCGTGTATGGAGGCATCGACTGCGACGGGGGCCGCTGGGATGACTGCTGCCAGACCCTGCCGGCGACCCCTCGTGCGGTCGAGAAGTGGATCGACGACTACTACGATGGCGCAGAGGGGCCGCAGTGGTTCTACCTAGCGCGACCCAGCGACGCCAGCGACCTTGAGCCTTCGTCGCGCGACCTCGCGATGGAAGCGTTAGAGAATGGCCACCCGCACATCATCCGTATCTGAGGGAACATCATGATCACCTACAAAGCCGTATGCGTCGCCTGGATGGGCGAAACCCCTGTTCGCGTCGAGCTGGCGCAAGCCGTCGACGCCGATCGTCACAGCGAGGCCGCCGGACAGGAGGCTGCCACGCTCGTCGAGGAGATGATGGCCAGGCATGGCATGAAGCCGCGCGTCGTCATGCTCAAGGGTTGGATGGGGACGAACAGCCAAGGGGAGGTGGTCCGGCATCCGCTGGTCAACGTGAAGTACGAGCCCCGCAAGAAGACGTTTCCGCGCAGCATCGAGGATCTCCACATCCTCCATTTGCCGAAGGAGGAGCGCCAGTGGCTCGAGGCGCAGATGGCCGAGGGCTCTCGCGACAGCCTGACGATCAACGTCACCCGCGCCGACCTGGAGGCCCTGGCCGATAACGGGGCGCCGATCCTATCGAGCCTGGTGCAGATCGCCAGGGAGGACGGCTGCCTGGCCCTCAACATCAAGAGCCTGGAGCGCGAGGCCTTGGACGCCAGCCAGGGCGCCGAGACCCCCTTGACCAAAGGATTAGATGTCTACCAATAGTGCAAAGCTTGCACTATGAGGAGTGAGCCGCTATAGTGTGGACAGCAACACCGAAACACCACACGAGAGGAAGCAGCGATGACCACCGCCCGATACACCTCCCAGCAATACCTCGACAGCGCCGCCCTGCACCTGGAGCGCGCGAAGATAGCGCTTTTCCACGCCAAGCGAGGCCGCCGCGCCGGCCTACACGGGTTCGCAGTGCTGAACTCTGCCGCCGCGCAGCATTACCGCCTGGCGTATATCCAGAGAATGCGGGAGGCCCGGGAGGCCGAAATCATGACCGGAGTGGGGGAGTGATCATGCACACCATCAAAGCCGCCATCGCCCGCGCCCAGATCGACCGCGCCTTCCCTGGCCACCAACTGACCCCGGGCGAGTGCATCGAGCTGGCCGAGCTGCTGGACCTCAACGACCGCGAAGGCCTCACCGGCCAGGCCCGCGAGCGCGCCGAGACGCTGATGGATCGCGCCTCGGTCGCCACCTACCACGGCCCCGACGAGCGCTACTGATCACTCCTGGAGAGAGAGGAAGCCCCCATGACCAATTACGACCGCTATCTGGCTCAGGCATCGCGCCTGGCCACCACCAACCACGACCGCTACCTGAATTGCGTGGCGCGCCTGGCGCGGCGCTACAGCCGTGGCGGTAGGCTGATCGTCAGCGTGGGCGGCAAGCCCAGCCGCTACGCCCGCCTGGAGGCCATGGCCGCCGTGAAATACCTCGGATGCGACCCCGCGAAGATGGGAGGCGTACTGTCATGAGTCGACTCTACGAGCCCGCCGAGCACGCGCAGATCAATCGCGCCTGGCAAGCCTTGATCGAGTACGCCGAGACACGCGGACGGATGGGCGAGGCCCGCGAGCTGAACGCCATCGCCAGCGAGGCCAGCAAGCACTACGGCACGATCATCGAGGCCAGGGGCGCGCTGCTGACTCGCCTGGTGGATGCCATGAACCACCCGCGCAACGTGAACCTGGCGGGGCTCTGGCAGGAGCCCGCCTATCTGCGCGAGATCGCCATCTATGGCTGGCATATCGACACCCGCGACGGGATCAGCGACGACATGCTGCGCCCCGCCTTCGTCGAGATGACCACCGCCCGGGACATACACATCCAGGCCCGCGCCCGAGCTTCCGGCCTGACCCAACAACAGGTGGCAGAAGCCATCCAAAATTGAGCCCAAAGGGGGCGCCAAGCCCCCGATTCTGCTAGAATTATTGGAGGTCAGAGCCATGCGAAAAGCCCTCGCCATCACCGCCGGAATCGCCACCATCGCCGCCCTCGGCTACGTCGGCACCGCCGATGTCGACGCCCAGCAGATCGAGGAGCGCCGCTACTGCGAGATGGTCGCAATCCATGACGCCCAGGCCGCCCGAGGCATCCCGCCCAGCGAGCGCAACGGACACCACGACTACCGCGGTATCGCCGACGAGCGCTGCCCCGGCATGAGGAAGGCATCATGAACTGGCTGTTCTATTGGATCTTGGTCGCCACCCCGATCGCCCTGTGCATGTGGCTGGCCACCCGCAACGATGTTCGACCCCGCCGGGAGTACCCGTACACCGGCCAAAAGTGGGAGCGCGAGCTGCTCAAGCGCCAGCGCCGCACCCACAACCTGCCCTAAGCCCTCACCGAGAGAGGAAGCACCCATGAAAGCACTACTGATCACCGCCGAAGGCATCAACGCCATCGAGATCGACAACACCCTGGCCGCCATGTATGACGCCATTGGCTGCGAAGTCATCACCGCCGCCGGCAGCCCCGCCCCTGGCCATGTAGCGTGGGTCGACGACAACGGCGCCCTGACCGTCAAGGAAGGCACCCAGGCGGCCAGCGCCCCCTGGCATGGCGACATCCTGTTCGGTCGCATCCTGGTCACCGCCATCGACGAGGAAGGCGACACCGCCGACGCCACCATTGATCCAGACGTGCTGCGCCGAGACCTCTACGTCGGCAGCCTGCAGATGTTCAACGGCACCCTGACCCCCGTGCTCAAACCCATGACCACCCTGGAGGAGAACGCCCAGTACTACCCCGAGGAGCTGGAGAGCGACCAGGCCATGCCCGACCTGAAACAAGTCCGCTGGGACGACAACGCCCAGACCATCCGCGAGAAGATCGCCGCCGCCCTGGAACACACCGCCTCTGATCCGCGGATGAAGGCCGAGGAGGCAACCGCCACGCTGCTGACCAGCGTCATGTTCGACCTGGACGCCCCAGAGCAAGCCGCGACCGCCCACCGCGTGCTGCTGGAGCATGTCCTCCCCGCCATGATTGATCTCGCCAAGGAGGTCGGCCTGGCCGTCGCCGACCTCAGTGAGTGGACCATCGGCATGGACGACGAGACCGACGCCGCCGTGTCCCTGCGCATCACGTTGATCCCGGAAGTCGCCCGAGATCGGTACATCGCCTGCCTCAGCGTGCCCGCATGAGCCTCGCCATGAAAGCGATAACGAGCACCATCCCCGGTAACGCCGACACCCACTAACCCACCACCCGCCACACCGCGCCCGGAGCCCACCAGCCCCGGGCGTTTTGCCTTTCAAGCCCCGCCCCGCGATACTGTCCGCAACCCACACTCTTGAAGGAGGAGCGGATCATGCCTGACGTAGATCCCTCTCAAACAGCCGAAGCCCTTGGCGCCAAACTGACAGACATGCAGCGCCGCGTCGCTGACGAATACCTGGTCGATGGCAAGGCCGGACCTGCTTACCGGCGCGCTGGCGGAAAGGCGAAGGATCAATACCGATCAGGCTGCGAACTCGTCAGGAATCCGAAGGTTGAGGCCTATATTCGGGCGCGGCAGGCCGAGATAGCGCGGAAGCTGGAGATCAGCGCCGAAACTGTCGTGAGACGCTGGTGGGAGATCGCCACAGCCGACGTTAACGAGCTGGTGCAACATCGGCGCCGCGCGTGCCGCTACTGCTACGGCGAGGATCATCGCTATCAGTGGATTGACGAGGAGGAGTGGCAGGAAGCCTGTCGCCAGTCCGAGGCCGCCGAGACGCCGCGCAAGGCGCCCAGCAACGATGGAGGTTACGGCTATCTCCGCAGCGCCGACCCGCATCCCGACTGCCCGAAGTGCGACGGAGAGGGCGAGGCCGGCGTGTTTGTGGCCGACACCCGCCGGCTTAGCCCCCAGGCGCGCGCCCTGTACGCCGGAATCAAGACCACCAAGGAGGGTATGGAGGTCAAGACCCAGGATCAGGCCAAGGCACTGGAGAACGTCGCCAAGCATCTCGGCATCCTGGACGCCAAGTTGAACCTCGGCATCAAGGAGGACGACCCGCTGGCGGCCCTGGTGAAGGCGATCGCGACAGGCGGCAGGCGAGACGAGCAGGCCCTGACGCCCCAGGAGCAGCCCCAGGAGCGCGAATGAGCGTTCCTCCCTGCCCCTGGTGCCAGGCCAAGCCGATGACCGTCAGGGCGGCCCACGGGAGGTCTGAGCGCACCTTCTGCCCAGCCTGCTACCGCGTGGCCGTCACCGTCGGAGGCGAGTGCAACTCCCGTGAGCGCTGGTCGGAGGCCGTGGCCGAGATCCTGGCGTCTGCGACTCCGATCGCGCACAATTGTCGGGAGAGCGCCGAATCCGCCGTCATAATTGACGACCGCACGACGAGCGCATCAACGAAAACGTGAGATGGCAGCGATGAACAAGGCTGACGTGGCTAAGATCCGGGGCGAGATGGGGTGGAGCAGAGGACGCCTGGCGACCCTCCTCGGCACATCGGAGCGCTCTCTACGCGAAATCGAGAATGGTCGCGGGACCATGACCCGCGCTTTTCGCGTAGCACTGGCCACATTGGTCTGGAAGCAGGCCCAGCAGGCCGAGCGCCAGGCATTCGCCGCCCTGGAGAGCGAGGTAGCCGACATGGAGCCCAGACGATGACCACCGCCTGGCAACTCGCCGATGGGCTCGCCAGCCTGATCGTCGCCATTATCCTGATCGTCGCCGCCGGCCATCACGTCTACGACCGCTGGCGCTACCGCCGGGCGATCCGGCGCTACAAGCGAGGAGCCGAGGAGTGAGCGCCGCCCAGGACATCACCGCCGCAGTGCCGGAGGAGCGCGTCGCCGCCCTCAAGGCCGATCCCTATACCTTCGAGGCTCAGACCGAGGCCGAGATGACCCTGGCCATGCGCTCGCCCGCCTACCGAATCAGCCATCTCTACAAGATTTTGATCAAGGGCGACGGCGAGGACGACAGCGACCCCGGCCTGGTCGCCACCTTCGTGCCCAATCGCGCCCAGCGCCGCCTGATCGCCTCGTTCTGGTACCGCAATATAATTTTGAAGGCTCGTCAGCTCGGGATGTGCCTGGACCCCTCTACGCGAGTCCTGACTGCGGACCTTCGCTGGGTGCCGATCGGCGATATCCAGCCTGGCCAAGAGGTGGTGTCGGTCGACGAGCATCCACCTGGCGGTCGAGGAAAGGCGCGCAAGATGCGCACCGCCACGGTCGAGCATGCCGGGCGCGTCATGCGTCACGCCTACCGCGTGTCCCTGAGCGACGGGCGAGAGGTTATCTGCACCGACCGCCACCCATGGTTGACTCGCAAGGCCGCCACGGATGCCAAGTGGCGCAGCCTGAGCGGTGAGGGCAATCAGGTGGTTGGCAAGATCACTGTCGGCACCAAGGTTAGATCCATCACCACCCCGTGGGGCGAGCCCGACTATCAAGATGGGTGGTTCGGCGGGATGCTGGACGGTGAAGGCAGTATCTCCAACGGCAATAGGGCCGGCTGCCAGTTGAGCGTGAGCCAGGTGGTCGGCCCCGTGTGGGCGCGCGCCCACCGCTACCTTGATGAACGCGGATACGCCTACCGGATCGAGGAGGACGAGGGTCTGCGCGAGAGCAAACACGGCAGCGAAGCGGTGCCGAGGCTGGCGTTGACCCGCATGGACGATATCTTCCGCCTGATCGGGACCACCAGGCCAAGCCGCTTCATCGGTCGGCGCTTCTGGGAGGGCCGCGAGCTGCCCGGTAAGCGTGGCGCTGGCGTGGCGTGGGTCGAGGTCACCGGCATCGAGTACATCGGCGAGCAGGAAATGGTTGACCTCCAGACCAGTACCGGCACCTACATCGCCGAGGGCCTGGTGTCTCACAACACCACATTCATCGCCATCATGTTCCTGGACGCCTGCCTGTTCCGGCCCAATGTGCGGGCCGGCATGATCGCCCAGACCGATGGCATCGCTAAAAAACTGTTCCGCGACAAGGTGAAGTTCGCCTACGACAACCTGCCCGACCATGTGCGACGGGCCATGCCGCTGGAGCGGGAGAGCGCCGACGAGTTGCTGTTCGCCCACACGGGATCGAGCATCCAGGTGTCGACCTCCATGCGCTCCGGGACTCTGCAGTACCTCCATGTCTCCGAGTTCGGCAAGATCTGCGCCGACTTCCCCAAGCGCGCCCAGGAAGTCGTGACCGGCTCCATTCCCACCGTGCCGGCCAACGGCGTGATCTTCATCGAGTCCACCGCCGAGGGTCGCGAGGGCCACTTCTACAACATGACCATGCGGGCCAAGGCGCTACAGGAGCAGGGAACGCCGCTGACCCGCAAGGACTACAAGCTTCACTTCTTCCCCTGGTTCGAGGAGCCCAACTACCGGGCCCCCGCCGGCACCGTGCTGGTCACCAAGCGCGATCACGACTACTTCGATGGGCTCGAGGCCAAGCTCGGTGTGGTGATCGACGACGAGCAGCGCTCGTGGTACTGCGCCACCCGGGACGGCGACTTCTCCGGCGACGAGGAGATGATGTTCCAGGAGTACCCGTCGACCCCTGAAGAGGCCTTTCACCAGTCGACGCGAGGCACCTACTACGCCCAGCAGTTCACCAACGCCCGCAAGCAGGGCCGCATCCTGCCCCGACTGCCGCTGGAGCCCGGCGTGCCCTGCTACACCTGCTGGGATATCGGCAACAGCGACGGCACGGCGATCTGGGTCGTGCAGAAGATCGGCAACGAGTGGCGCCTGGTGGACTTCTACGAGGCATGGGGCGAGCCCTACAGCCATGCGGTGCAGTGGCTCCAGGCCCGCGGCCTCGTCTGGGACACCCATTACCTGCCTCACGATGCCGACCACATCCGCCAGGGCCAGAACGTGAACAAGAGCCCCAAGCAGATGCTCGAGGAGCTGATGCCCGGGGCCAACTTCGTCACCGTGCCGCGGATCGAGGATGTGAACTGGGGTATCCAGCAGACCCGCGACATGTTCCCGCTGCTCTGGTTCGACGAGGAGAAGACCAAGGCCGGCATCGAGCACCTGGAGTTGTACCGCCGCAAGTGGAACACCCAGCAGGGCGCGTGGGGCAACCTGCCGGACAAGACTGGCGGACATTCGGAGGCGGCCGACGCCCTCCGACAACTGGCCCAGGCGTATGCGTCTGGCCTGATCAACGTCAACTCAGCCCAGCGGCTCAAGCGCCGAGGCTCCTGGAGGACCGTGTGAGCAAGGCGACCGAGATCTTTGTGGACTGCGAGTGGAACGGCTACCGGGGCTCGCTGATCACCATGGCGCTGGTGGCGATGTCCGGCGAGGAGCTGTATGTCGGCATCCCGCTGTTCGAGGAGGCCGACCCGTGGGTGCGCTACCACGTCCTGCCTGTGGTCGGCGAGGAGGTCGAGGGAGTCACGGGACCGATGGAGCTGGCGAGCCGCCTGGCTGGCTTCCTGGCTCAGTTCGAGGCCATCCACCTGATCGCCGACTGGCCCGAGGATGTCGAGCACTTCTGTCGCGCCCTGATCACCGGCCCCGGGCTGCGCGTCGATACGCCGCCCCTGACCATCGAGATACGTCGCGACCTGGATGCGGTCGCGTCCGCGCTGCCGCACAACGCCCTCGAGGATGCGCGAGCCCTGCGCGCCTCCTACCTTACCCTTATGACCGACTGCTGATGGAGCCCGTATGACCGGCCACGTTCTGGATCTCACCCGCTATGCCTGGTACAAGCCCGTCGGCGATCTCGTGGTCTATGGCACCTGGGTCGGCCCAAGCATCGACGACAGCGAGCCGTGCCTGGCCATCGTCCCCGCTCGCCGGCAGTCCGTCGGTACCGTCAAGCCCGCCGTGGTGGCCCTGAGTGCCGCCTATCGCTACGATAACCCCCGATACCTCCTGCGCGCCGCCATGCGCTTCTGCGAGGGCTTTGGCTGGACCGACAGTATGTTCAATGTGCGCAAGATCGCCGACGCGATCTACGACCACCTGGACGATCTCGTGGCCCTGCCGGAACGCCCCTCCTTCGGCTCCCGGGTCGGCGCCGAGGCCACTATTACCGACGAGAGTGGGCGCAGCACCACCGTCGAGATCCTGGATCACCAGTAGGAGCCCCGCTCATGTTCGAGAATGAACGCCACATCAAGCGCCCTGACCCCGCCCAGAACACCGGCGAATACCCCGGCTTCGAGGAGGAGGAAGACGACGCGCCCGAGCATGAGCTGGACAGCGCCGAGAACGAGGAGCTGCACCGCAAGCTCCTGAGCTACTACCGCCAGGAGATCGACCGGCAGTACGAGAACCGGGCGCAGATGGCGATCGACGCCGACTTCTACGACCACATCCAGTGGACCGACGAGGATGCCGCCATCCTGCGCGAGCGTGGCCAGGCCCCGATGGTCTACAACGTGATCTCGCAGAGCGTGAACTGGATCATCGGCTCCGAGAAGCGCGGCCGCATCGACTTCAAGGTGCTGCCCCGCGGCAAGGAGGACGCCAAGCCCGCCGAGCAGAAGACCGCCCTACTCAAGTACCTGTCCGACGTGAACCGCACCCCCTTCCACCGCTCCCGTGCCTTCGAGGACGCGGTGAAGGTCGGCGTGGGCTGGGTCGAGGACGGCGTGCAGGATGACGACGACGGCGAGCCGGTATACAGCCGCTACGAGAGCTGGCGCAACGTCATGTGGGACAGCGCCAGCACCGAGCTGGACCTCAGCGACTCGCGCTATGTGACTCGCACCAAGTGGGTCGACCTGGACGTGGCGATCGCCCTGTTCCCCGATCGCGAGCAGATGCTGGAGGAGTCGGCCAGCGCCGAGAGCGCCTACGGCACCGACGGTATCGGGCGCGACGCTGATGAAGCCATGGACCAGGCCGAGATGTCGCTGGATATGCGCCTGGACGGCATGACGGACCCTGGCTACCACCGCCGCCGCGTGCGCCTGATCGAAGTCTGGTTCCGCCGGCCCACCCGTGCGCCCAAGATCGTGGCCGGCGACTTCGCGGGCGACGTGTTCGATCCCAGCAACCCAGACATGGCCGCCAGCGTCGAGGCCGGCAGCTCCGTGGTGGCCGAGAAGCTCCACATGCGGATGCACTGCGCCATCATGACCACCAAGGGGATGTGCTATCTCGGCGAGTCACCCTACCGCCACAACCGCTTTCCCTTCACGCCTATCTGGGGCTATCGCCGTGACCGCGATGGACTGCCCTACGGTGTGATCCGCGGCCTGCGCGACATCCAGGAGGACATCAACAAGCGCGCCTCCAAGGCCCAGTACATCATGGCCACCAACAAGACCATCATGGACAAGGGCGCGGTCGATGACCTCCAGGAGTACGCCGAGGAGGTCGCCCGCCCGGACGGGATCATCATCAAGAACCCCGGCAAGGCGCTGGAGATCAACGCCGACCGCGGGCTGGAGCAATCCCACCTGGACATGATGGGCCGCAACATTGCGATGATTCAGCAGGTGTCCGGCGTCACCGACGAGCTGATGGGGCGCACCACCAACGCCCAGTCGGGCAGGGCCATCGAGAACCGTCAGCAGCAGGGCATGATGTCCACCGCCAAGCTGTTCGACAACATGCGCCTGGCCCTGCAGATCCAGGGCGAGAACCAGCTCTCCCTGGTCGAGCAGTATTTCACCGAGCACAAGGTGTTCCGCATCACCAACCAGCGTGGCAGCGCCGACTTCGTTGAGGTCAACGACGGCCTGCCCGAGCACGACATCCACCGCACCAAGGCCGACTTCGTGATCTCCGAGGACGAGTGGCGCGCCACCATGCGCCAGGCCCAGGCCGATCAGCTCATGGAGATGGTCACCCGGATGCCGCCCGAGGTCGCCATCGTCATGCTTGACCTGATCGTTGAGGCGATGGACGTGCCGAACCGCGACGAGATCGTGAAGCGCATCCGCCAGATCAGCGGCCAGCGCGACCCGGACGCCACCGAGTTGACCCCGGAGGAGATCGCGGCCATGGAGCAGCAGCAGTACCAGCAGCAGATGCAGCAGCAGATGCTCGAGGCCCAGCTCCGCGAGCAGCTCGCCAAGGCCGGCAAGACCGAGGCCGAGGCCCAGCGCATTGCCGCCCAGCTCGCCGGGACCAACGTCGACACCCAGAAGACCGCCATGGAGAGCGCCCAGGTGGCCATGCTGTCGCCCCAGGTGCTGCGCGTGGCCGACAAGCTACTGCGGGAGGCCGGTTACCTGTCCCGCACCGAGATCGAGGCCCGCCAGCAGGCCCAGGCCGAGGACCAGATGCGCGCCGAGCAGCAGGCGGCCGCCGAGCAGGAGATGCAGCAGCGCGCCGGGGCCGTGATGGAAGGCCTGCAGGCGCAAGCCCAGGAGTTCGGGGCGCCCGCCCCTGAGCAGCCGATGTAACGAGAGGAGGCAGGATGGAGAACCAACACCGCAAGATCCCGGGCTACCGGGATCTCACCCAGGACGAGATCGACCTGATCCGTCGCATCAAGGCCGCCGAGGCCGAGATCCTCAGCCTGGTCGGCAGCGTCAAGATCGAGCTGGAGGTCGCCCGCAACCGTGGCCGTGAGGAGCGCGACCGCCAGGACTTCGCCGAGGCGCCGCGCTGGCACGCCATGGCCAAGACCGATATCGAACGCGGCTTCATGGCCCTGGTGCGCGCCGTGGCCCAGCCGCAACCCGTCACAATCCCGGAGGAATGATCATGGCTGGAAGCATATTGACCGAGGAAGAACTCGCCCTACTGACCGAGGACGAGCGCCGCGCCCTGGAAGAACTCGGCCCGGAGTACGACGCCGAGAACGAGGAGGAGCCCGTCGACCCTTGGGACGATGACGAAGACGAGGAGGAAGACGAGGAGGAGCCCGATGACGGCGATGCTGGCGCTGATGACGACGATGGCGAGGGCGATCCTGCCGAGGGCGATGATGCTGGAGAGGACGACGCCAAGGCCGGTGACGACAAGCCGGAGGACGAGCCTGCCCAGGAGGAGCCCGAGGAGGAGCCCGCGCCGGCGCCTGCCGCGAAGCCCCAACAGCCTGCCCCGCTGCTGAACGCCGACCTCCCGGAGGGCTACGAGGACAAGCTGCGCGAGTTCGACGAGAAGCTGACCCAGCTCGACAGCGAGTTCGACGACGGCGAGCTGACCACCCAGGAGTACCGTCAGGCCGTCAAGGAGACCCAGGCCAGCAAGCAGGAGCTGGAGCAGCAGGTGTTCAAGGCCAACCTGGCCCGTGAGATGGAGGAGAACCGCGCCAAGCAGGAGTGGATCGATACCGTCAACGGCTTCCTGGATGACCACCCGGACTACCGCCAGTCCGAACGGATGTATCGCCTCCTGGACATCGAGGTAAAGACCCTGGCCCAGACCGAGGAGGCGCAGCGCATGACCGGCGCCGAGATCCTGGCCAAGGCCCACGAGAACATCGCCGCCGACATCCCTATGGGCAAGAAGGAGGCGATCGAGGAGCCCAAGCAGGAGCCCGCCAAGAAGGCCAAGAAGGCCGAGCGCCGCAACGTGCCGCCGACCCTGGCCAACGTGCCGGCCAGCGACATGACGGCGGCAGACGAGGGTGGGCGTTTCGCCAAGCTCGACAAGTTGGATGGCCTGGAGCTGGAGGCCGAGCTGGCGCGCCTTTCCGCCACCAATCCGCGGCTCGTCGAGGAATACCTGAGCCAGTAACCCACCAGGAGGGGGATGCTCCATGAGCGTGTTGAAGCTCGAGGTCAGGCCGGGGGAGTCCGTTACCATCGGCGATGGTGTCGTGCTGACCCTGGAGGAGAAGTCGGGCCAGATCGCTCGCTTGTCGTTTGAGGCCGACAAGAGCATCCCCATCCGCAAGGTGGATGGCGCCCCGGCCAAGATCGCGGCTATGGCCGGACTGGGCGGGGTGGATCGTCGGTATTGACCCGCCCGCGAGGTTGTGCAATGCCTATTACTGTTCGATAATGCACGCAGCAAGGCGCAGGAGTGCCGAGCGAATCGTGAACACTCACATTCAGCGAGGCCACTCCTATGGCACAGACTATTTTCGGGAAAAACGATCCCAAGACTCAGAAGAAGTGGTCGGCGGCTCTGGCCGTAGACCAGGCGAAGAAGTCCTACTTCGAGAAGAAGTTCATCGGCGATGGCGACAACGCCGTGATCCAGCGCAAGACCGAGCTGGAGACTTCCCCTGGTGACCGCATCTCCTTCGACCTCTCCGTGCAGCTCCGCGGCCAGGCCACCGAGGGCGACGCTCGCCTCGAGGGCAAAGAGGAGCAACTGCGCTTCTTCACCGACGAGGTGATGATCGACCAGACCCGCCACGCGGTATCCGCCGGCGGCCAGATGACCCGCAAGCGCACCAGCATCAACCTCCGCCAGACTGCCAAGAATCGCCTGTCCGATTACTGGTCCATGTTCATGGACGAGATGATGTTCATCTACCTGTCTGGCGCCCGCGGCATCAACCCGGACTTCAACTTCCCGCTCTCGTGGGCTGGCCGTGCCGGCAACCCGCTGCAGGCCCCGGATGCCGGTCACCTGCTGTATGGCGGCAGCGCCACCAGCAAGGACACCCTGACCAGTGCCGACAAGATGTCGCGCGAGCTGATCGAGCGCGCCGAGGTCAAGGCGACCATGCTGCAGGCGCAAGATCCCGAGTCTGCCAACATGGTGCCGGTGTCCATCGACGGCGAGGATCACTACGTCACCGTCATGTCCCCGTTCCAGGCCCACGACCTCCGCATGTCCGAGGGCGGCCAGGGCTGGCTCGACATCCAGAAGGCGGCGGCTGCGGCTGAAGGTCGCAACAACCCGATCTTCAAGGGTGGTCTGGGCATGATCAACAACGTGGTCCTGCACAAGCACCGCAACGCCATCCGCTTCAACGACTATGGCGCCGGCGGTGATGTCCATGCGGGCCGCGCGCTGTTCATGGGTCGCCAGGCTGGTGTTGTGGCCTACGGCACCAGCGGCGGCATGCGCTGGTCCTGGAAGGAGAAGATGAAGGACTACGACAACGAGCCCACCGTGGCCGCCGGGTCTATCTTCGGCTTCAAGAAGACCCGCTTCAACAACCAGGACTTCGGCGTGCTGTCGCTCGACACTGCGGCTGCCGATCCGAACGCGATCGCCTAGTAACGCCGGCAGGGGCCGCTAGCCGGCCCCTTGATCGACTTCCACGCTGAGGAGAATGACCAATGGCACTGATCCAATCTGAGCATGCAAAAGGCCGCCTGCAGGCGCCCTATGCCGCCGAGGCCGGCAACGTCGTCGCGGTGCGCTACACCATCGACGCCGGCCTGGTGACTGGCGGCGACGTGGTGGAGCTGGGCATCCTGCCCGCCTACTGCCGCGTCGTTGACGCCACCCTGATCGCTCCCGATCTGGCTGCCGTCACCGCCAATGTCGGCCTGATCGACGCCGCCCCCGGTGAGGTCACCGAGGTTTCCACCGTTGGCACCGAGATGTTCGGCGGCGCCGCGGCCGGAGTGTCCCGCCTCGTGGCGCCCGAGGCGTTCCTGCTGGAGGCCGGCGAGACCGATGTGGCTATCGGCCTGACCCTCTCCGGGGCGGGCGCCGGCACCGTGGTCCTGCTGCTGCAGTACGCCGCGGCTGGCGTTCACTGAGCCCATCGGTAACGGCAACGACTAGGGCGGCTCTCGGGCCGCCCTACTTCCAAGAGAGGAACCCCTCATGCTGATTCGCTGCAAGATCAAGCGCCCCGGTGGCAGCCTTGTGACCCTCGGGAGCGAGCGCTACCACTTCCAGGATCGCGGTGATGGCCTGCACGTCGCCGAGGTCACCAATGACGCCCATATCGAGCGCCTGCTGTCGATCGGCGCCTACGCCGCGGTCGAGGATGCGCCCGAGCCCGCCAAGGAGCCCGCCCAGGAGCCGGTAGTCGATGGCGAAGGGGAAGCCCTTGCCCCCGCCGAGGATCTCGACCTGGAGGCCCTGCGCGAGGCGTACACCGAGACCTTCGGCAAGACCCCTCACCCGCGCATGAAGGCCGAGACCATCCAGGACCGTCTGGAGGCTGGTGAAGCATGATTCCCGTGGCCGACATCCTGCGCCGTTGCGGCGAGCTGTTGCTTGACGAGGACCACGTTCGCTGGGAGATCGGCGAGCTGGTGGACTGGATCAACGACGCCGCTGCCGCGATCGTGGTGCGTCGGCCCATGGCGGGAGCCCACGTCGAGGACGTGACCCTGGCGGCCGGCGCGGTGCAGCGCATCCCGGATGCCGTCGAGGTCATGGACGTGGTGCGCAACGCCGGTGGCCCTGCCATCCAGCGGACAGATCGCTACCAGCTCGAGACCTCGGCCCCGGGCTGGTACGACATGCCGCCGGTGACCCGCCTGATCCACTACACCTTCGACGACCGCAAGCGGACGACCTTCTACGTCTACCCGCCGGCTGCCGAGGGAGTTCAGGTGGAGGCCCTGGTGGCCCGCGTGCCGCCCAAGGTAGCCCAGGGCGACGAGCTGGCGCTGGGTCGCGAGTACATCAACGCAGTGGTCAACTTCGTCTGCCATCGCGCCTTCCTCAAGGATTCCGAGTTCGCCAACGGCCAGGCCGGCATGGTGTTCTTCCAGGCCTTCGAGAACGAGCTGGGCGTGCAGAACCAGTCTTCCATGGCCGTCTCGCCCAACGCCGGAGGTGACGCATGAAGTCGATGGACGAGTTCCTGGCGCGCATCCTGCCGCGCGTGCCGGGCGTGCCCCGCCCAATGGTCCATGACGCCATCCGCCAGGCCGCCATCGAGTTCTGCCAGCGCACCCGGATGTGGCGCGACGAGGACGAGTTCCGCGTCTCCGGTGAGTGCGAGCCCATGGTGGCGATCGGCCCGGCGGCGATCTTCGAGATCGAGAGCGCGCGCTTCAATGGCAACCAGCTCCGCCCGGTGTCGCTGGCCTGGCTCGACGAGCAGGTGCCGCGCTGGCGAGACATGGACGCCTCGGAGGGGCGCTGGATCACCCAGCTCTCGCCCGATACCGTCAAGGTGGTTCCGGGCGGAGATGGCCTGCTGACTCTCAGCCTGGTGCTGCAGCCGTCCGACAAGGCCGTGGTGGTGCCGGACTTCCTGGTGACCCACTATGTGCGCGAGATCGCCGACGGGGCGCTGGGCGAGCTGTTCGCCACTCCCGGGCAGTGGGCCAACCCGGGGCTCGCCGAGTTCCACCTGGCACGCTTCCAGCGCCGCCTGGACGAGCTGTTCAACAGCAACATGAAGGGACAGCAGGGCGCCCCGGTGCGCACCAAGCCCCATTTCTTCTGAGGACGTAGCCCATGAGCGCATCACGCCATACCGTCGAGAACATCATCAACGCGCTGATGCGCGGCCAGCCGTTCGCGGCCCCTGCCGAGCTGTGGATCTCGCTGCACACCGCCGACCCGGGGCAGACCGGCGCCAACGAGGTGACCCTGGCCGCCTGGCCCAGCTACGTGCGTCGCGACTCCCTCGAGGGCGACACCATGGCCAACGCCTGGTCGGCGCCGGATGTCGAGGGCATCACCTGGAACCAGAAGCAGATGATCTTCCCGGTGTTCGATGGCGCCAGTGATGTGACTATCACCCACTTCGGTATCTGGGATGCCAGCGCTGCCGGCACCTTCCTGACCTCGGGCCAACTCACCACGCCGCGCGCGATCGGTCCCAGCCAGGTATTCGTGGCGGACACCGACAAGCTCGGCGTGAAGGTGGAGTAAGGGGATGTTCGAGGGCACGCTCAACGGCGCGCCGATCAACGAGCTGGCGATCAACGAGACGCCAGCCGAACCCGTCTACCTGCCAGAGACGATCGCCACGATTCGTGTCGACGCGCAGGGCAATCCCCAGGTTCGCGGCAACATCTTCGCCAGCACCGCGATTGCCGGGATCATTATCACCGCCGAGGGCGATGGCACCGCCAACCCGTCCAGCGAGGGAGTGGCCGGGGCTCGCCTGTCTGGCCAGGCGTCGCCGACCATCAGCCCATCGAGTGACGGCGTGGCCGAGATCCGTCTGGCGCTGCCGGGCGAGCTGACCCTCAACCCGTCCAGCGAGGGAGTGGCCGAGGTCCGCATCGACGTGATCGGCGATGTGACCGTCTCGGGCGGGGTCGACTCCGGCGGCATCGCCAAGCTGCGCGTAAGGCCGCGCCTGTCCCCCTATGTCTGGACCTACCTGTACAACGAGGGGCTCGGCGTGATCCGGGCGGGCGGCATCGTCTCGCCGCTGGCCAGACCGAGAATCCCGGGCATCTACGCGCAGCCGCCGCCATCCCGCGCTATGATGTCGCCAGAAAGGCTTGCCGCGCTGGGCGTTTACGACGAGTCGCGGGAGTTCGAGCCAGATCGCGATAGTCGCGAGATCGAGGTTCAACCGGAGAGGGTTCGCGAATGAGAATTGGCACCGTCCGCAAGGGCGCTGAGGATCGCCTAGACTACGACGTGAGCTTCGCCGAGTGGCTGACCCACGAGGACACTCTGATCGAGGCAGAGGCGTCCGTGGTGGGCGGCCCCGACGAAGCCCTCCAGGTTGAGTCGGTCGGCGTGTTCAACGACCAGAAGGCGGTCAAGGTGTGGCTCAACGGCGGAACCGCCGGCGCCTCCTACACCGTCGAAACCACCATCACCACCGACCAGGGGCGCATCAAGACCGTGTGCTTCCGGGTCCGTGTCATGAGCTGTTGAGGGGTCCACCATGGCCGTACTTTTTGCGAACAACGCGACCGGGCGACTGGCTTCCTCGGTATCGCCGGCACAGACCACGATCAGCCTGCAGTCGGGCCAGGGGGCGCGCTTCCCCTCGCCGTCCGGCGGCGACTGGTTCCCGATCACCGCGATCAAGGCCAGTGGCGCGGTAGAGATCATGCGCTGCACCGCGCGCTCCGGCGACGTGCTGACCGTGGCCCGCGCCCAGGAGGCGACCACGGCCCTCGAGTGGTCGCCCGGCGATCGCGTCGAGCTGCGCATTACCTCGGGCTCGCTCTCCCAACTTAAGGCCGATGCGATCGAGACGTTCCAGGGCGTGATCGTGATGTGGTCCGGCTCCATCGCCAATATCCCTGCTGGCTGGGCACTGTGTAACGGCGCCAATGGAACCCCTGACCTGCGTAATCGTTTCGTGGTGGGCGCGGGTAGTACGTATGCCGTTGGGGCAACTGGTGGTGCCGACAGCGTGACGCTGACCGCGGCGCAAATGCCGACGCACAACCACACGGCGACGACAGCCAGCGCGGGCGCGCATACCCATGGCGGATCGACCGGCAATGGTGGTGGTCACAGCCATACCGGCACCACTGCGAGCGATGGGTCTCACGGTCATACTGCCAGCACCGGATCGGCGGGGGCGCACACCCATTCGGGGACTGCGAGCAGTGCGGGGGCGCATACGCATGGGCTATCCAGCTACACGGCTGGTACGAGTACCTGGAGTTCCGGTCGTCGTCTTAGTACGAGTACCACAACATCCATATACGCCAATGGAGGCAGCGATAACGCTATATCTGGTATAGGTAGCGCCGGTGCCCACACCCACTCCCTGAGCATCAACAGCGGCGGCGCCCACACCCACACCGTGAGCGTGACCGCCGCTGGCGCGCACACCCACACCTTCACCACCAGCGCGGCGGCGGACCACAATCACAGTATCTCGTCTGATGGTGGCCATACCCACACCATGACCGTGGGCAACGCCGGTAGCGGTAACTCTCACGAGAACCGCCCGCCCTACTACGCTCTTGCCTACATCATGAAGCTCTGAGGTGACCCATGAAGCAGATCCTTGTGCCCGAAGGGCTGGTGTTCCCCCGCAAGGACCTCGGGGTGAGCCTGGACGTTAGCGCCCTGGCGGCCGCCGGCATTATCCACTACGAAATCGACGGCGATCGTGAGTGGGTCGAGCGCGACCCCTTCAATGGCCCCGAGCCCTTCCCCGAGGAGCTTCGCGCCACGGTCGAGGCGATCCTGACCGAGGCCGAAGCCAGGCTGGAGGTCGAGGGGCGCATCGCGGGCGGTGTGCCGGCCTCGGTCACTCGTCGCCAGGCCAAGCAGGAACTCCTGGCGGCCGGCCTGCTGGACATGGTGCAGCCGGCGATCGACGCCATCGAGGACGAGATGACGCGCCGCATGGTGCAGATCTACTGGGACGATGCCCAGGACTTCGAGCGCGACAACGAGTGGCTGATCACGCTCGGCAAGCAGGGCCTCGGCCTGAGCGACGAGCAGATCGACGCCTTCTTCGTGGGCGCCGACCAGCGCTAAGGAGCAGTCATGGCCACCCTCAAGCTGATCGGGTTTTCCGGCGAGATCCCTAAGCTGCTGCCGCGGCTGCTGCCGGACATGTCGGCGCAGTTCTGCGCCAACACCCGGCTGACCGATGGCGGCCTGGAGCCCATTCGACTGTCGCGCCGCATCGTCACCCTGGATGACCCGCCCGAGGGTGACTCGGCGACGATCTACCGGCACAACAACGACTGGCTGGCCTGGTCGTCGCTGGTCCACGCCGCGCCCGGCCCGGTGGCCCAGGATCGGCTCTACTACACCGGCGACGGCGCCCCCAAGATGCGCGTCAACGGCGATGTCTACGACCTGGCGCTGCCCGGACCGACCACCAAGCTGTCGGCCAGCGTCTCGGGCACCGGCACCGGCGACCTCGTGACCCGGCTCTACGTCTACACCCTGGTCACCGAGTTCGGCGAGGAGTCGATGCCTTCGCCGATCAGCGACGAGGTGCAGTGGCGCCCGGGGCAGACGGTCACGCTCTCCGGTTTCCAGTCCGGAATCTCGGGGCGCGGCATCACCCACCAGCGGATCTACCGCAGCCAGACCGGCCAGGGCGGCACACAGCTCTTTTTCATCGCCGAGCGCGCGGTCGGGACCGGCAACTTCACCGACAACATCCCGGTGGGCGACTTCTTCGAGCCCGTGCCGTCAACCTTCTGGTCGCCGCCACCGGCAGGGCTCTCGGGGCTGACCGCCATGCCCAACGGCATGATGGCGGCCTTCGACGGCAAGACCCTGTATTTCTCCGAGCCCTATCGGCCTCATGCCTGGCCCGAGATATACACCCTGACGGTGGACTACCCGATCGTCGGTCTGGGCGCGTTCGGCACCAGCCTGGCGGTGCTGACTACCGGCAACCCATACGTCGCCAGTGGCACTAGCCCCGAGTCGATGATCCTGGAGAAGCTCGAGCTGAACCTGCCGTGCATTTGCCGCAAAAGCATCGTCGACATGGGCTATGCGGTGGTCTACTCCTCGCACGACGGCCTAGTGGTGGTCAGTCAGGGCGGCGCCAGGGTGGTCACCGAGTCGCTGTTCAGTCGCGATGACTGGCAGGAGATCAACCCCGGCCAGCTCGTTGCCGGCCAGTACGACGGGCGCTACTACGCCAGCTTCGTCTACGTCGATCGCAACCAGCAGGAGCAGCGCGGCACCTTCATCCTCGACCTGACCGGCCAGCAGCCGTTCATCATCCGTACCGAGGTCCAGACGCGCAGCTTCTTCTACGACATCGAGACCGGGGCGCTCTACTACCTGGACAACGGCTCGGTGTACCAGTGGGATGCCCCAGGCCGACCCAATGCCCAGCAGGTGTGGCACAGCAAGACCTTCGTCATGCCGCGCCCGACCAACTTTGGCGCCCTCCTCCTCGAGGTGCGCCAGGACATGAGCGACGACGAGCTGCGCGCCTTGGAGGAGCTGGTCGACGAGGTGCAAGAGGAGCGAGACACCTGGTACGCCGGCGACGACGAGCTGGGCGGCGAGATCAATGGCGCGGCGATCAACATGGCGCCGATCGGGGGCGACCTCCTGCCGATCGTGCCGAGTATTGCTCGCGATGTGGCGGTCAACGTGTGGGCCGACGAGAAGCTGGTGGCCACGGTGTCGCGCTTCGGGCGGATGGCCCGCCTGCCCTCGGGCTTCAAGGCCAGTCGCTGGGAGATCGAGGTCACCGGCGACATGCCGGTGGAACAGGTGACGCTGGCGACCAGCGGCGCCGAGCTGATGGGGGTCTGAGATGGCGAGAGGATTCGAGCGAACCGAGGCAGCGATCCAGCAAGCCAGGCGTGGCAGCATTGGCGGCGCCCAGGATCAGGAGGCGCAGCGCGCCATGGCCCGGGTGATCGACCAGTACCTCGGGCGCCGGCTTCAGGACATGGACCTGATGAAGGAGCGCCTGGAGGTGTTGTTCGGGGTCCGTGGCGCCGAGGCCGACCACGCGGTGCGCTGGGGCTCGCTGATGCAGGTGCGCGACGCGCTCAACGAGATCGCCGAGCGCGACAGCGGCTGGCGCACGCCGACCCTGATCAACGGCTGGGAGGACTACGGTGGCGAATATGGCCCGATCGCTTACCGCCGGCTGGCCAGCGGTCTGGTGGTGATCGAGGGGCTGATTCGCAACGGCACTATCGGCGTGAACACCCCAGCCTTCAATCTGCCGCCCGGCTTTCGGCCACGCATTCGTCAGATATTCTTCCCGAGCACCAATGGGCTCGGCGCGGCGCGCCTCGACGTGCGCCCAAACGGCGACGTAATCACCCACACAGGCAATGCCTCGTGGTTTTCCGTCTCCTGCACCTTCTACGCGAGCCTGTGACATGACGCCCACCTACGAGCGCCGCGAAGACCTCCTGGCGTTCGCCGCCCCCATCCTTGGCTGCAGCTTCTTCGAGGACGCCCAGGCGATCGGGGTCGAGCAGGAGGGCAGGATCGTGGCCGCGGTGGTCTACGAGGGCTTCACCGATTGGGATTGCCGCATCCACGTGGCCAGTGACGGCAGCCGCCGCTGGCTCTCCCGGGGCTTCCTGGTGAGGGTGTTCGCCTACCCCTTCCTGCAGTGCGGGCTGCGTCGAGTGACCGCGTTGGTGGAGGAGGGGAATCGAGCCGCCCTGAAACTCGATCTTGGCATAGGCTTCCAGGTAGAGGGTCGGCTCAAGGACGCCACGCCGGAAGGCGATATGATAGTGCTGGGCATGACGCGCGCGCGATGCCCTTGGATTCCGAAGGAGGCCCGACATGGGTAAGAAAAGCAGCACGCCGGCGGCACCGAAGCCAGACGAGAATATCGGCAAGGCGGCGCTCATGCAGGCTGAGCTGGGCCAGCAGTGGCTCGAGTTTGCCAAGGTCGAGGCCAGCAATGCCGCCGATCGCCAGGTGAAGATCGACGCCCTGACCACGCAGATCGGTAATCAGCAGCTCGCCATCAACGAGCAGATGCTCGAGTGGGCCAACCAGGATCGCGCGTGGGCCACCGAGGACCGCGAGCGCTCTCTCGGCCTCCAGGAGGAGATGCTGGGCTGGGCGCGCGAGGATCGCGATGCCTCCATGGCCGATCGGGAGTGGGCGCTGGAGCAGCGAGGAACCGCCCAGGAGCGCGCCGACGCCGACCGTGCCGAGGTGGAGCGCCAGCGCGAGGCCAGCCGCCCGGTCGAGGACCGGATGCGCGAAGACGCCATGGGCTGGGACAGCGACGAGCGTCTTGCCGAGCAGGCCGCCCAGGCCCGTGCCGACGTGATCAGCAGCGCCTCGGGCCAGCAGCTCGCCCAGCAGCGCCAGATGGCCAGCATGGGGCTCAACCCGGCCTCCGGTCGCTTCCAGTCCATCGACAACGCCATCGCCCAGCAGACCGCCCTGGCAGCCGCCGGGGCGCAGAACCAGGCGCGCGACAACATCCGCGGCCAGGCCGTCGGGATGCGCCAGAACGTCGCCCAGTATGGGCTCGGCGCCCAGGCCCAGGCCGCTAGCCAGCAGGGCCTCAACTCCAACATGGCCATGAGTTCCGCTGGCTTCGCTGCCGGCCAGTACAACGCCGCGCTCGGCGCTGCCGGACTCGGGGCCGCCTCCGGCCAGGCCGCCGGCGCCGCCCAGGGCTCCGGGCTTGGCGCCGCCGGCGCCGCGGTCAATGTCGGCAACTCGGTGCTGGCGGGCCAGCAGCAGGCATTCGGCAGCTCCATGGCGGGCGTCGGCATCATGGGCCAGGGCTTCCAGGGCGCCATGGCGGGCCAGGCCGGCATGGCCTCGACGCTCAACCAGCAGTACAGCAACCAGCTCCAGGCGTGGTCGGCCAACCAACAGGCCGCGGCCCAGGGGAGCGCCGGCTTCTGGGGTGGCGTCGGCAGCATGGCCGGCACTGCCGCCGGGCTCTACATGATGTCCTCCAAGGACGCCAAGACCAACAAGCGCCCCGTCGAGGGCAGCGCCCTGGCGGCTATCGCCGGCCTGCCGGTGGAGGCGTGGGACTACAAGCCCGGCATGGGCGACGGCGGTAGCCACATCGGCCCCTACGCCGAGGACTTTCAGGCGGCCACCGGCCAGGGGGACGGCAAGACGATCCCGGTCCAGGACATGCTCGGGCTGCACACCAAGGCCATCCAGGAGCTGGGCGCCATGCTGGAGAACATCGGCACCGGCAACCGTCGGGCCAGCGATCTTGAAGGAGCACCCGCATGAGCTTCGCAAACTTCGGTATCGGCCTCGGGGCCTTCTCCCAGGGCCTCAACACTGGCCTGCAAACCGGCCAGCAACTTGCCCAGATCCGCGACCAGGGCCAGATCCGCCGCCAGGCCAAGCAGGGCATCGAGAGCGCTCGACAGGCCCGCGAGGGCGACATCAGTGCCAGGATCGGCCAGCAGGGTCTCGACGGCGCCCAGGGCTTCATGGGCGAGATGACCACCGGCTACGAGGTGGACGGCAAGCAATTCGCCAGTCCCGAGGAGGCCCGTGGCCGGGCCGAGCGCGGCATGGGCTCGGTGATGGACTACTTCATGCGCGACGCGGCGCCCAAGATCGGTGAGACCTTCCTGGCCCAGGGCAACATCGAGAAGGCCGAGGCGTGGAACCAGTGGATCTCTGACAGCCAGACCCGGCGCGGCATGGAGCACTGGGCATCGGCCCTGCGCGCCGCCCAGCGTGGCGACACCAAGGCCTTTGCCGACTCCCTGGCTCAGGCCTACAACTCGCCCGGCTACATGGATGACGGGGTGACCGTGAAATCGCACCGCGTCAATGACGGCGGCAGCATCACCATGGTCTTCGAGCGCGACGGCGAGGAGTTCGAGCAGACCTTCGAGGGCACCGAAGATCTCTACCAGATGGGCATCGGCCTGCTGTCGCCACCCCAGGCGTTCGAGGTCACCATGCGCCAGTCCGAGGCTGCCGCCGCCGCGCGGGCCAGTGCTGCCCAGGACGACCTCAAGTTCCAGCGCGAGCTGCAACGCGACCAGATGCGCCACGGCCAGAGCCTGGAGCAGGACACCCACCGCTCCCAGCTTCGCCAGATGGAGAACACCGAGGGGCTGCGCCAGAAGGCCAACGAGGCCGCCGCTGTGCTGCGCGAGTGGGGCTACAGCGACAGCGAGATCGCGGCGATGATCCCGCGCATCATCGGCTCTGACTCCAATCGTCAGCAGATCAGCGATCGCGACCTGCGCCTGCGCATCGTCGAGAGCTTCAGCGGGGACCGCCGATTCGGCGCCCTGACGCCCGAGCAGCAGGAGCAGCGCATCAACGAAATGGTGGAGTTGGTGAGGGGTGCGGACGATGATGCTCCCAGGACGCCCAATCCCGCGGCTGGCGGCCTGCCCGGCCAGCCGACGTGGAGCGACATGAACTGATAGACTGCCTGAAAATGACGTGAGGAATGCTCGTGGCGAACAACCCCTTTTTCCGCAACCCGCTGGATTCGGTGACCGACGAGATTCGCGGTCGCGCCCTCGAGCTTCCTGACCTCTCCCAGGTGGGGGGTGCCCGTCGCCAGGCCGGCGGCCCTGACCTCTCCAGCCTGTCGCCCCGACAGGCGCCCAGCGGCAACCTGATGCCGCCCGAGCAATTCACTCCGCTGTTCCTGGAGGCATCGGCGCGCTACGGCGTGCCGGCCAACGTGCTGATGGCCCTGGCCCAGCAGGAGTCGAGCTACCGCCCTGACGCGATCGGCCAGCCGACCCAGTGGGGGCGCGCCAAGGGCATGATGCAGTACATCGACGACACCGCCCGTCGCGTAGGGATCAATCCGCTCGACCCGGCCCAGTCCGTCGATGCCGCCGCCCGCCAGCTTCGCGAGCGACTGGACAAGGGCTACTCCATGGAGGAGGCCATCATGGCCCACCATGGAGGGGATAACCGTTCGATGTGGGGGCCGAAGACCCGCGAGTACGCCGAGGTGGTCACCGGCAAGGCCCGAGAGATCTACAACCAGGCCGAGGGTCTGCGCACACCCCAGGAGGCCATGGCCGAGGCCGAGGTGGCCGCCGAGGGCGAGCAGCCGTTCACCGCCGGCGAGTTCGAGGATCTCACCACCCAGGAGCGCACCGAGCTGCTGGGCTCCATCGAGGCCGAGATGAAGCGCCTCGACGAGTTCGCCCGCCCCAGTGAGGAGGCGCGTACCGCCCTGGAGGCTCAGGCCGGCGAGATCGAGACCCTGGTCGCCCAGTTCGAGGAGCGCCGCGCGTCGATCTCCACCCCCGAGGAGGTGGAGGCCTTCAACCGCGACCTCGGCTCCCTCAACGAGCGCCTGGCCGAGTTCGAGCGCCAGCGTGACGACTACCAGCGGCGCGCCGACGCCTTCAACCAGGCCCAGGAGCACCTGCGCGCCGAGTGGGAGCGCGTGCAGCAGGCTCCCGAGCGCCGGCGCAGCGAGCGGCCGGAAGCCCGGTCCCGCATCGAGGGTGACGCCGACGAGCTGAGTCTCGAGCAGATCCGCGAGCTGGCCCGCGACCCGAACGCCCCGCCCGAGGTGGATGCCCTGTCGGGCGCCGCTCCCAAGTACAACGACCCCAACACCATGGGCACCGGCACCGTGCTGGATCTCGTGCGCCAGGGTCTCGGTGCCGCCAAGGACTTCCTGCAGACCCCGGCCAGCGAGCGCGAGGTGCTGAGTCGCCGCGCCGGTGAGGGGGAGCCGCGTGCGCCCCGTGAACCGCGCCCATCTGGCATCCTCGGTGTTGACGCCGCCGGCGAGGCCCGTCGCGCCCGGGAGAACCCCCAGGAGGTCGCTCAGCAGTTTGGCCGCGACTTCGACAAGCCCGACTTCATCGACGGCTACACCGGCGCCGCGCCGCGCCCGTCCTCCGAGCGCACCCTGCTGGGCTGGGTCGAGAACCTGAGCAAGTCCGGGGGCTCGGGCGCTGCCTCGGCGGTCGCCGGCACCATCGAGGGCTCCGGCCTGATCCTCCAGCAGCTCGAGAACGTCGAGGCCGACCGCCAGATGCTCGACGCCGCCAAGGGGCTCGACACCACCCGGTTGCGGATGGCCGAGACGCTGCGGATGATGGAGCAAGCGGGGCGCTCCGACGAGGAGATCCTGCGCGCCGTCCAGCCGTGGGCGCGCGACATGGTTAAGCGCGAGAGCGAGTTCCATGACGCCGTGGTGGCGTGGGCCGAGCGCGAACCCAACCGGGTAGCGGAATGGCTGCGCGGCATGGGTGCCGACCTCAGCGAGATCGCCGAGTCCTGGCAGGCCGACCCGGAGTACCAGGGGGTGGCCACCGACATCGCCGCCGGCGTGGGCTCCATGCTGGTCTACCTCGGCCCGGGCTGGCTGACCACCCTGATGACCAAGGGTTCGACCGCCGCCATCCAGGCCGCCGCCTCGATCGCCGGCGCGTCCGCCCTGGCCGGCCCTGCCGGCGCTGCCGAGGCTTACCAGCGGGCCATCGACTACGGCCTCAGTGAGGACGAGGCGCTGCGCGTGGCCATGGCCGGTATCCCGGGCGGCATCGTGCAGGTGGCGCCGGTTGCGGTGCTCCTGCAGCGCATTCCGTCCAACGTGCGCGGCAAGGCCGTCGGCCAGATCCGCCACATCCTGGAGTCATTCGGCGCCGAGTTCGTCGCCGAGGGCGCCGGTGCGGTGATCCAGAACTTCGTGGAGATGTCCTACAACGAGGAGAAGGGTCTGTGGGACGACACCCTGTACCAGGCGGTGATCGGCGGCTCCTCCTCGGCGCTGATCGCGATCGGCATCAACCTGGCCAGCGGTGCCCGCGGGGTGCCCGGCGCCCTCCGCAATCGCAACCAGACGCCCCTGGAGGCGTCCGGCGGATCGTTGGTCACGCCCGACATCATGGCGGCCCGTGCGCTGGACCCCTGGAACTACCCGACCACCCTCAAGGAGGTGGTGGCGGCCCGCACTCCCGACGCCATCCTTGACGGCCACCTGACCGAGAGCGCCGAGGGCGCCCCGTCCGGCCCGCTCGAGGGCGTCATGCGCGAGGCGCAGACCGAGGCTATGGTCGAAGCGGTGCATGGCGAGCGGGTCAGCGTGGCGACGCGCACCGGCGACATTGCCGGGACCGTGGAGAGCTATACCGAAGACGGCCAGGGCGGATTCCGCATCCGCGTGCTGGGCGACGACGGCAGTATGTACACCTACACCGACGCCGACGGCGTGACCGTGGTGCGCGACGGTGGGCAGGTGGCCGATGCCGGGCGAGAGATGGACGCCCAGGCCGAGATGGAGGCTCCTCGTGAATCGACTCCTGGATCTACTGGCGATCCTGGCGCTATCGGTCTTCCTCCTATGGCGGTGGTGGAGGCTGGTGAAGCGACAGATGCTACTGGTGACGGTGAGAGCCCTGGTCTGGATCAGCCTGCTGATGTCGCCGCCGAAGGGGTAGGACTGCCCGAGGACTATGTACAGCGGGTCCAGCAGCGCATCGACTTCCTGAAGCAGGCCGAGACCACCCAGGACGTGGAAGACCTGATCGCCGCCGAGTTCTCCGATCAGGCGACCGCCGACAACGCGCTGCAGATCAACCCGGAGCGCTCGAGATTCCTGGAGGCTGCGCGGGTTCGTCATGCCGAGCTGTCCGACACTCAGCGCCAGGCCCGCGCCGGCGCTCCGCTCGCCGACGCCCCGGCGGACTTCCAGCGCGACCCTTCCTCCCCTGGTCTGTGGCGCACCCCGGATGCCGCCATCGAGTTCCGTGAGAGCGGGTTCGGTGATGCCGTCTCGTTCGCCGCGGTGGACGCCGCCACCGGCGAAACCCTGGCCCGCGGCAGCGACATGGCCGAGCTGCTGGCGCGCGCCCAGGCCGAGCGTGAGGCCCGTATGGTCGACGGCGAGGCCTTCATGGAGCAGTCCGAGCAGGAGGAGACGGCGCCGACCGGCGAGCCCCTGGTTCGGCACACCACCCGCAAGGGCAGGGAGCTGACCGGCGTCCTGCGCGACATCCCGCTGGCCGAGGCCAAGGAGATCGACCCCTACGCCTTCCGTAAGGATGGCCGTTCTTTCATCCGTGTGGACCGGCTGCGCGGCGAGCAACAGGGCCAGCCCATCGAGGAGCCCACCCCCTCCCGCGACAACCGTGAGGTGGTCGCCCAGGACACCGATGCCACCCCGGGCACTGCCGAGGTGACGCCGGCGGCCGCGCCTGACCGCGACCTGATCCTGACCACCCGCAACACCCCGTTCGCGAGCTTCGAGAAGGCGCAGAACGCCATGCGCAACCGGCGCATCGAGGGTCGCGTGGTGCAGATCTACGGCGGCTGGGCCATTGAGCGCAGCGCGCCGGTCGCGACGCCTGCGGACTTCACGCCCCAGTACCAGGATGCGGTGAGCGCCAAGATCGCGACACAGAAGCGCCGCGTCATGCGCCTGCGCCGAGAACCCGAGACCGAGGAGAACGTGGCCAAATTGCGGGCTGCCGAGAGACGCCTGCGCCAACTTCGCAACATGGCCGCCCAGGAGGCGCCGGCAGGCTGGTCGCCAGGAGACCCCATTCAGGTGAAGGGGCAACCTGTCGACGCCGAGGACACGTCCGCCGAACGTGTCGAAGAATCGCCGATTGATCGACAGGAGCCTGTCGGCCAGTTCGCCGGCAACACCATCTTCACCGAAGACAAGGTGGCCGCCGCCCGCGCCCGCCTCAAGGCCAAGCTGGGCCAGATCAACACCGGCCTGGACCCCGAGATGCTGGTCGACGGCATGACCATCGCCGGCGCTTACATCGAGTCCGGTGTGCGCCGCTTCTCCGACTACGCCAAGGCGATGATCGACGACCTTGGGACTGAGGTTAAGCCCTACCTGCTGTCCTTCTACGAGGGTGCGCGCAACTACCCTGGCCTGGACACCGAAGGCATGACCCCGGTGGACGCCGCCAAGCGCGAGCATGAGGCCATGCTGGCAGAGCCGGCTGCCGAGGAGGACGCGCCCACCTCCGCGGTGGTCAGCGAGGAGGTCATCGCCAGCGCCGAGGCTGCGCCCGAAGCTGACGCGCCTGCGGAGACGCCGCCCCAGCAAGGTCGCCGCGTCGGCGAGAGCCGCACCTACGACACCAGCACGCCCGAGGGCATCCGCGAGCGCATGACAGAACTGCGCGAGGACTGGGCCGAGCTGGCTGCCATCCGCGACGAGCAGGGTATGGTCACCGATGCCCGCCTGGAGTCGAAGATCCGCGACATCGAGACCCTACTGGCCGAGCTGCGCCAGGATCTCGAGCGAATGACTTCCGGCGCCAGCACCGCCACCGAGGGCGGCAGCCCCAAGGCCCGCCAGGCGGCACGCATCGCCAAGCTGCGCGAGCTGGCCAGGAAGCCAGAGCTGACCGAGCAGGATGTCCTGGAGGGTCGCCGCCTCAAGGAGGAGCAGCTCGCCGACCCCCAGGCCGACGACGAGTACACCGAGCAGATCGAGATGGGCGCCGAGTTCCTGCACCGCAAGCTCAACGTGCAGCAGCAGAACCTCCAGCGCGCCGATGCCCCGTCACAGCCTCGCCCCGAGCGCGGTGACCAGCCGGCGCCTCGCCCGACCGACTCGGTGCTGCGCCCCGAGGGCCGGCAGCGCTGGCGAACCGAGCGGGTCGCCGAGAAGTTCATCAAGGACAACGACCTGCTGGGCGTCTATGTGGTGGTCCCGGAGGGCAAGGGCTTCATCCTGGAGCGCCGCGCCCCTTACAACCTGGAGATCGAGACGCGCAGCTACGAGAGCCGCGCCTTCGGCGACGAGCCGGTGACCGCCTACGAGACGATCCTCCACCGTCCCGAAGGGATGCCCCGCGAGCTGTTCGTCGCGGTGGTGCGCGCCAAGGTCAAGGGTGCGAAGAAGTTCCTCAAGGACGATACTCAGGTGGCGATCAACGACGCCGAGATCGGCCCGCTGGCCGACCACCTGCAAAGCAACCTGATTGATCGTCGCGACCCCGGTGTGGCGCCGCCGATTCCTCGAGAGGAGATGCCCCGTGACCCTGGAGCAGATACAGACCCAGATACTGAATCACTGGTGGACTCAGCACCGCACTCAGGTGCGCAAGCTGAACCCGGAGCAGATCCAGCGCCAGTCGATGGCGCTCGCCCGGATAACACGGTCGGAGATGGACAGCCTGATAGCGATCGGTCTGGACGAGCCGACGGCGTGGACCGAGGCGAGGGCGCTGGCCCTGGTGCCGCCCCCGGGGCCGGAGGACGACGTTCTGACCCCCGAGCCGGAAAATCGCCCGCCAATAAACCCCATGGACGCACTGAGGACCGGCCCCACCAGCTAGAGGGCGAGAACCCCGGCAACTTCGTCATCACCGACGAGCTGGGCCTCGGCGAGGGCACCACCGGCCAGAAGATCAGCGGCAACCTCGAGGCGATCCGCCTGATGAAGGAGATCGTCAGCGAGGGACGCTTCGCGACCCCGGCAGAGCAGGCTGTGCTGGCCCGCTACGTCGGCTGGGGTGGGCTCAAGTCGGTGTTCGACGTGAAGAAGCGCGGCGCCACCGACATGTATGGCCGCGCCCAGGCCGAGCTGCGCGCCCTGCTGACGCCCGAGGAGTACGAGGCCGCGGCCCGCTCCACCCGGGATGCCCACTACACCGCCAAGGGGGTGGTCGACGCCATGTGGCGCGCCGCCCGGCACTTCGGCTTCACCGGAGGCCGCGCCCTAGAGCCCACCGTCGGCACCGGCAACTTCCTCGGCCTGCAGCCGGCGGATCTCGCCGCCGCCACCGAGTGGCACGCCGCCGAGCTGGACAGCGTGACCGGCGCCATTGCGAGCCTGCTGTACCCCGAGGCCAACGTGCTGGCCGCCACCGGCTTCCAGGACGCCCCGTTCGCCAACGGCGTGTTCCGGCTGGCCATCGGCAACCCGCCGTTCGGCGAGCTGCGCATTCGCGACAAGAGCAAGCAGCACGGCCATCTCGACGGGATGCGCATCCACAACTACATCATCGGCAAGGCCGGCGACCACCTGGCGCCCGGCGGCGTGATGCAGATGGTGGTGACCCATCGCTTCCTGGATACCGCCAACCCCGAGGCCCGCGACTACCTGGCCAAGCACTTCCGCTTCCTCGGTGCGATCCGGCTGCCCAATGACGCCTTCGAGCAGAACGCCGGCACCTCGGTCACCACCGACATCGTGTTCCTGCAGAAGCTGCGCGCCGACGAGGTGGGCGACGCCAACGCCGCCTGGCTCGACGTGAACGGCGAGATCGAGGTCGATGGTGTGAAGATGCGGGTCAACCGCTACTTCCAGGAGAACCCCCAGCACATCCTCGGCAAGAGCAGCATGGGCGGCTCCATGTACCGCGGCGACGGCCAGGAGTACACCGTCGAGAGCGACGGGCGCGACATCGGTGCCGAGGTCGATCGCATCCTGGCCGAGGACTGGGCCGACCTCGAGGGCATCATGGCCGAGACCAACGTCGACAAGGACGTGGGGGCGGCGATGCTCAACGTGAGCGACCTCCCCGTGGGCGGCATGATGCTCGACCCCGAGGGTAGGCTGCTGCGCCGCGACCTTGACGACCCCAGCGGCAACGCGGTGATCGAGGAGATCACCCCGGAGAGTTACTGGCGCGAGCAGGCGGCCCAGTGGGAACAGGCGATCAATGCCGCCAAGGCGCTGCGCGACAGCGAGGGCGCCATGCCGACGGACGCCCAGGTGGCCGCCTTCCTGGAGGTCGCCGAGCTGGCCCTGGACGCCAAGGGCGAGCCCAAGGCCAGCCCGACCAAGGCCGAGCAGGCGATCCTCGACATCCGCGAGGCGATCAGCGAGCCCGCCACCTTCGCCTGGCGCTTCGACGAAGGCCTGGCCGCCATGGAGGCCACGCTGGGCCGCAAGCAGCTTGGCCGCAAGGGCTACGACACCCTGCGCAAGCTGATGGACCTGCGCAACCGGACCCTGGCCCTGATCCGCGCCGAGAAGTCGGACGATCCGGCTATGGACACCCTGCGCCAGGAGCTGAACCAGGCTTACGACGCCTTCGTGGCCAGTCATGGCCTGATCTCCGACCCGGACAACATCAAGCTGCTGGCTGGCGATATCGGCGTTGAGGTGGGCCTGGAGTCCGGTTACCAGCCGGCCATCAAGCCTGCCGAAGCCAAGGTGATGGGCGTGAAGCCGAAGAAGTCGTCGGCCAAGAAGGCGGCGATCATGAGTCAGCGCGTGGCCTACCCCTACCGGGAGATCACCAGCGCCGACTCGCCTCGCGACGCCCTGACCATCTCGCTCTCCGAGCGCGGCAAGCTGGACCTGGCCTACATGTCCGACCTCACCGGCCAGCCGATCAAGGCGCTGATCGAGGATCTCTCCACTGGCGACGCCCCGGCGATCTTCTACGACCCTGCCATCGAGGCCTACGAGCACGCCGAGGCGTACCTCTCGGGCAACGTGAAGCGCAAGCTCGACGAGGCCCTGGCGCTGGGCCTGGAGGCCAATGCTCGCGCCCTGGAGGCGGTGCAGCCTGCCCCGCTGACCGCCGAGCGCATCACCCCCTCCATGCGCGGCACCTGGATGCCCACCGATATCTTCGAGGGCTTCCTTGAGGCGCTGGGCGTGCGCGGCGCCACCGTCAACATCATCGACACCGTGGGCATGATCAAGGGGCGTGGCGTCACCGGCGAGCTGACCGACCTCGGGGTGCAGTTCAACGATCCCGACGCGGACATCATTACCCTGTTCAACGCCGCCACCTCGGGCAAGAGCCTGACCGTGTGGCGCGGCAGGGGCGACGAGCGCTACGTCGATAAGGCCGCCAGCACCCGGGTCACGGCCCTGGCCGAGCGGATGGCCAAGGTGTTCGGCGAGTGGGCCTACTCCGACGCCCAGCGCCAGGCCCAGGTGGTCGACGCCTTCAACCGCAAGATGAACACCCACCGGGAGCGGACGTGGGACGGCGAGAAGTACCTCAAGACCGTGGGCCAGAGCCCGGCGGTCAAGCTGCGCCGCCACCAGAAGAACGCCGCCTGGCGGATGATCCAGAGCCAGGCCGTGCTGACCGATCATGTCGTCGGCGCCGGCAAAACCTTTACCCTGATCACCGGGATCATGGAGCGCAAGCGCCTCGGCCTGTCCCGCAAGCCGATGGTCGTGGTGCCCAACCATCTCGTGGTGCAGTGGGCCAGCGACTTCTACCAGCTCTACCCCGGCGCCAACATCCTGGCGGCCACCCCGGACGACTTCACCAAGAAGAACCGCCGCCGGCTGTTCGCCAGGATCGCCACCGGCGACTACGACGCGGTGATCGTGGGCCACTCCTCGTTCGGCTTCATCGAGCCCGGCGAATCGGATACCCAGAACGTGATCCGGGAGCGCAAGAAGCTCCTCGAGCAGGCCATGGAGGACGCCCGCCTGGCCGGCGAGAGCAAGCGCACCATGCGCCAGATGCAGAACAAGCTGGACAGCTACGACGACCGCCTGAAGAAGCTGGCCGAGCGCTCCCGGGATGACATCGGCATCACCCTGGAGGATATGGGCGTCGATTACCTGGCCGTCGACGAGGCGCACGAGTTCAAGAACCTCGAGTACGCCACCAGCTCCGAGCGCGTGGTCGGTATGAACGACCCCAAGGGCTCGCAGCGCGCCTTCGACCTCTATGTGAAGGTCCGCGGCATCCAGGAGCGCCAGGGCGGCGTGGCCTTCGCCACCGGTACCCCGGTCTCCAACTCCCTGGTCGAGCTGTATACCGTCATGAGCTACCTGGCCACGCCTGAGCTGCAGGCGCGCGGTCTGGATCACTACGACGCTTGGGCCGGCGCCTACGCCGTCACCGAGACGCGGATGGAGTACACCGCCACCCAGAAGATCAAGCCGCGGCGCGTGCTGGCTGGCCTGTCGAACCTGGAGTCGCTGTCGCAGCTCTACCGCCAGTTCGCCGACGTGATCACCATGGACGACCTGAAGCGGCTCTACGCCGAGGAGAAGGCCCAGAGCAACGCCGAGACGGGCGCCAACGAGCGCACCGAGTTCCCGGTGCCCAAGGTGGCTGCCGGAGGCCGCCAGCTCGATACCTCGGCGATCACCCCGCAGCAGGCCGAGTTCATGGACTACCTCGTGGCTCGGATGCAGGGAATCGAGGCCAACAAGCAAGATCCCGAGTACGCCAAGATCGACAACCCGCTGTGGGTGCTCTCCGATGCGCGCAAGATGTCCCTCGACATCCGCACCGTGGACCCCCAGGCGGCGCGCGACGACAACGGCAAGGTGATGCGCTCGGCTCGGCGCATCAAGGACATCTACGACCGCTGGAGCGACGACCGCGGCACCCAGCTCGTGTTCAGCGACCTGTCCACCCCGGCCAAGCAGGCCGGCAAGAACGCGCGCAAGATCGTCCGCGACGCCCTGACTCTGCTGTTCAACGACAAGGTGGCGCGCGCCCGCATGAAGGCCATGCGCGACCTGCCGTTCATGGAGCAGTGGAAGCAGACCGTGGCGCTCTCCGAGGACGTGATGGCCGACCCGGCCCTGGCCGGCGACAAGCTGGAGAAGATCGAGGCGTTCTTCGCCCAGGCCCAGGAGTTCGAGGTCGAGATGCAGACCGCCGACACCGGCTTCTCGGTCTACGACGACCTGCGCGAAGTGCTGATCGAGATGGGCATCCCCGCCGGGGAGATCGCGTTCATCCACGACTACAACACCCCCGAGAAGAAGCAGCGCCTGTTCGCCCGGGTCAACGCCGGCGCGGTGCGCGTGCTGATCGGCTCTACCCCGAAGATGGGGGCCGGCACCAACGTCCAGGAGCGCCTGGTCGCCCTGCACCACCTGGACGCCCCGTGGCGCCCCTCTGACGTGGAGCAGCGCGAGGGCCGCATCATTCGCCAGGGCAACAAGCTCTACGAGCGCGACCCCGACGGCTTCGAGGTGGAGATCCACGCCTACTCGACCAACGGCACCAGCGACACCGTGATGTGGCAGATCCTGGAGCGCAAGGCTGGCGCCATCGAGCAGTTCCGCATCGGCGGCCTCGACAGCATGAGCGAGGCGGAAGGCGATGCCGACCAGTATGCCGAGTTCATGGCCTCGTCCACCGGCAACCCGGTGTTCCGCCTCAAGCTCGAGGCCGAGCGGGATCTCACCGAGGCGCGCGCCGAGACCAGTGGCCGCGCCATCTCCGTCGATAACGCCAAGCGCTTCCTGCGCGACTACCCCGAGCGCAAGGCCAAGCTCGAGGCGACCATTGCTGGCCTGGAGCCCCAGGCGCTGGGCGATCTCTCCTTTGCCGGCGAGACCGCCAGCGTGGCCGAGCATGACGCCGCCATGGCCGAGGCGATGGCCGCCTTCGAGGAGGCCTATGCCGACTACCAGGCCAAGCTGCCACTGGCCGAGGCCAAGCGCGAGAAGGCCGTTGCCCGCGGTGACACCAAGCTGCCGCCACTGCCTGCCCGCCCGAGCCGCCCGCATATCTTCAGCAAGGAGGTGGTGGAGAAGTCGGCCTACGCCCGGCTGTGGCAGAAGGCCCTAGCCGACGTGGCCGCCGGACCCAAGGACATGTCCAAGCGGGTCAGCGTGAAGCTCGGCACCATCAACCTGACCCTGGAGCGCGCGCCTGGCTACGGCAAGGACGTGATCAACACCAACCTCTACCTGGAGGCCACCGGCGAACGTCATTTCAGCGTCGGCCACACCGCGGCCAAGCCCGAGGATTCCAGCAGCTTCCGTGCCGCCCTGGAGCCCGCCCACCTGACCCGCGAGCTGGCCCTCGCTCTCGACAGCCAGCGCCAGTACCTGGCCGAGCTGGAGCGCCGCCAGCCGCGTGAGGCCGAGGTCGCCGAGCAGAGCGTCGACGAGAGTCGCGTCAACGAGCTGGCCGAGCTTCAGCAGTGGTACGCGATCCAGGTGGCCTTCGCCGAGTACCACGCCGACACTGCCCGGGGTGAGCGGGAGAACCGCTATATCGCTGCCGAGCGCAATCGCAAGCTCGGCAACTTCGAGAACCGCGAATCGACCGGCGTGCGCACCTACGAGGTCGACGGCGAGGCCTACACCACCACCGGCGCGGTCTCCAACCAGGATGGCTTCATCGCCCTGGAGGCGGTGCGCGACCGCGACAACCGCCCGGTCGTGCTGCGCGGCGAGCTGGTTGAAGGGCAGTTGGAGGTAACCGGCGCGATCCAGGAGCCGGCAGCGGCCCGCGCGCAGATGCGTTCCGCGACCGCCAGATCGGTGGCCGCCAACCGTGAGCGGACGCCGCGGATGGGTGATGCCGAGGTGGTCCAGCGCCTGATGCAGTCAGAGCTGGGCGAGGCCGCCGACGCCATGATCGCCAGCGGCAAGATCCAGGTGCTCAACCACGTTCCGGCCAACCTGCCGCGCGGCACCCAGGCCTACGTGGATGCAGACGGCACCATCACCCTGGTCGCCCGCAACCTGACGCCAGAGACGATCCTGCCGGCCCTGCTGCACGAGGCCTTCCATGCCGGCGCGCGCCCGCTGATCGGCACCAAGGCCTGGAACGAGCTGCAGGGCCGCCTGGCCGCCCTGTACCGCCAGTACAGCCGCAGCCCCGGGGCCGCCGGTGACTTCTTCGCCGCCGCCCGCCAGCGCATCGAGGCCGCCGAGGCCGCCGGCGACGCCATGGGCGAGCAGCGCCGCATCGAGGAGTTCGGCGCCTACGCCATCGAGGCCTACGAGGCTGCGCCGCGCACCCTCAAGGCGTGGGTCAACGACATGGTGGGCCGCGTGAAGGCGTGGGCGATGCGCACCTTCGGCATCCAACTCGGCCAGGTGAGCCCGGCACAGCTCCGCGCCCTGGCCGCTGCCGCCCTGCGCAACGGCGAGATGGCCGCCAGCCCGGCCCTGGCCGTGACCGCCCGGGCGGACGAGGGCGGCATGGTCGACGCCGAGGGCAACCCGGTCCCCGAGGACGTGCGGCGCCAGGAGGTGCGGCGCGCCGTGGCCGAGGCCCAGCGCGCCCTGTCGGTCAAGCCTGAGTCCTTCGTCGCCGACTTCGATAGCGGCGTGACCCGGGACATCGGGCGGATCACCTACTGGACCCATCACCCCTACACCATCGCCAGCATGGAGGAGCAGTTCACCCCGGTCTTCACCACCGCGATGCGCCAGAACCAGTTCCGGGACCAGATCATCGCCGAGATGTACCCGAAGTTCCGGGCCTACAAGGAGCTGACCGGCGAAGGCCGCGCCAGGGTCAACCGCGTGCTCGAGCTGGGCCGCCTGCTCAACGAGAGCTACACGGACTTCCAACTCCGCGCCGGCATCAAGAACCCGGGCTTCAAGACCGTGGTGGTCCACGACGCCGCAGGCAACCCGGTGCGTCGCCGGGAGCCGCTCAACACGGCCCTCAGCAAGCGGGGCGAGGTGATCAAGCTGTCCAAGGTGGAGCGCGAGGCCTACGCCCAGCTCCGCGAGATGTTCGACGATGCCCTCGACCTGTTCCGTGACCAGACCTTGCTGGACATGGGCCTGGCCGAGTTCACCGGCCTGACCGATCCGGCGGGCGCTATGCTCGACTCGATCACCGACGACATGCCCCAGGCCCAGCAGGAGCGGCTGCGCAACATGGCGCAGATGGCCGAGGAGATCGAGCAGGCCAAGCGTGCCGGCTACGTCCCGCTGTCCCGCTACGGGCGCTTCGCGATCACCGTGCGCGAGACGCTGACCGACATCCAGTACGTCAAGAATCCGCAAGGCGGCTGGATCGCCCGCGGGGTGCCCGACGACATGGCCGGCTTCATGGGCCAGATCGGCGCCACCTACAACGAGCTGGAGGGTGGCTGGCAGATCAACCAGGGCCAGCGCAAGGCGCTGCAGCGTGAGACCACCCGCACCGTCTACAGCGAGAAGGTGGAGATCACCGGCTACCGCGATCGCCTGGCGCTGTGGAAGGCCAGCAAGAGCGGCGCCAAGGCCGAGGCCGCCATCCCCGAGGTTCGCCGTCGCCTGGCTGAGGTCAAGGAGCGCTGGGGTGGTGCCAACCGCACCATCTCGGTGCTGGACACCCAGCGAGCCCGCGAGGAAAACCAGATCAACCTGGCTGACCTGGACTCCCTGGCCGACCTGGCGCACCTGGACAACGAGACGTGGGACCGCGTGCGCGACGAGTTTGCCCAGGCCATGCAGGGCCGCGGCTTCCGTCGCCACTTCTTCCAGTCAGACAACGTGCCCGGCTACACCGACGACTTCGAGCGATCGATCGCCGACTACATGGCCAGCATGGCCGGCTACCTGTCGCGCCGTCACCACCAGAAGGATTGGCAGGACGCCATCTCCGGGGTGAAGGGCGAGCGCCTGCGCCGGTATGCCCACGACTACCAGCGCTATGTGAACGACCCTGCCGAGGAGTATGCGGTGTTGCGCCAGACCGGCTTCCTGTTCTACATCGCCGGCAACGTCTCCACCGCGGCGCTCAACGCGACCCAGGTGCCGATCATGACCATGCCGATCCTGTCCCAGGCCGGCGGCCAGGCCAGGGCGGCGGCAGAGGTGGCGCGCGCCTACAAGGACGCGCTGGCCATGACCAGCTTCATCGACCAGGCCCGCGAAGGCTGGAAGCGCGGCGGGCTGCGCGGCTCCGCGGACATGATGCTGCAGATGTTCGACCCCGCCGATGCGCCGGCGGACGTGCGCGCCGAGGTGCAGGCCGCGTGGGACGACGGCATGTTCGCGCCGCAGTTCACCCACGAGGTAATGGGCTTTTCTGGGCGCCGCGACGGCAGTGCCGCCGCCAAGCTCGAGCGCACCATCGACTTCGTGGCCGCCAGCTACACCTACGTCGAGCGGATGAACCGCCTGGTAACCTTCATCGCCGCGGTGCGGATGGCCAAGGCGAAGGGCGTCCAGGCCAAGGCCAATCAGGTGTTCGCGAAGAATGCCCTGGCCAAGCACACTATGCTCGGCCAGCACTGGAGCCCCGAGAACTTCGCGACGTTCATCGTCAACGAGTCGCAGTTCATGATGGGCAAGGCCAACCGCTCGAAGATGCTGCGCAGCCACGGCGCGCCGATCTTCCAGTTCATGTCCTTCGTGCTGAACTCGCTGCAGGCCTGGTATCGCTGGGCCTCCCTCCATGGTCGCGACGGCAAGATGATGGCAGCGGCCTCGGTGGCGGCGATCGTGGCGCTCTCCGGGGTGTGGGGCGCGCCCGGGCTCGATCACCTTCGCCAGCTCTACGAGGATCTCTGGAGGTGGATCACGGACGAGGACGAGGACGTGCGTCACAATCTTCGCGAGTGGATCTTCGAGAAGACCGGCCGGCAATGGATCGCCGAGGTGGCTGACAAGGGCGGGCTCTACCCGCTGGGCATAGACATGAGCCGCCGCATCGGCCTCCAGAACATCCTGCCCGGGACCAGCTCCGTGCAGGACGCGCTGGGCATCCCGGCGGATCTCCTGGTGGGCCGTCCCCAGCGGGCCTGGCGGCGCGAGAAAGCCGGCGATCGCGTCGGCGCCGTCGCCGAGCTGATGCCCAACTTCATCAAGAACCCGGTCATTGCCCAGGGCTGGCGCACCGAGGGGGCCTATACCTCCCGAGGCGACCTGCTGCTTCGCCCGGACCAGATCCCGACATCGGCGCTGTGGTGGAAGTCCTTCGGCGTCCAGCCGACGATCGTCTCCGACGTGCAGGACTACCTCTACCGCAGCGGGCGCGACATGAGCCGCCAGTCCGGGGTGCGGTCGCGCTTCGCCAACCGCCTGGCGCGGGTCGAGGCCGACGCGATTCGCAACCAGAACCCCGAGCGCGCAGCCCAGCTCGAGGCCAGGATCGACGCCGAGTGGGCCAAGCTCGACGCCTACAACGAGCGCAACCCGGGCAATGAGATCGAGATCACGCCGCAGATGATCAACAGCCGCCTCAATCGGATGCTGGATGGCGTCGACGCGGTGATCGAGTCCCGCCCGCGGGATCGCTGGGAGCGCGACGAACAGTTCCTGGAGAACTACAACGTGCTGCCGATCTACGAAGGAACCCGCGGCAGGTAGGTGGTACTATCAGGCTATCGTCGTGGCTGGCACCCGATCCGGTGCGGCGATGGTCTTCCTCTCGGCGCGAGGGCGGCGCGTAATCGGGTTGTTCCGCCCACCTCGACTACCCTGATGGGTAGTCCCTTCAACCAGCCAGAGAGCTGGGGAGATACACAGGGGTGGTGCTTCACCAGTATGGAGCCGTTATGCCCGACTCAGAAACAAAGGAGCGGCGCGGAATGGATGACCTCAAGAGGCTTGTGGCCGAGTACGGCGCTTTCTGGGTCATCATCGTCGGCGTCGTGTTCGTCAAGATGATGTGGTCGGAGGCCAAGGCGAGCTGGCGGGATTGGGTCAGGCACATGTCGGTGGCCGTCCTGGTCGGCGGCCTCATGAACCTCTACCTCTCCGATATTCCCGACGAAACGCTCGGCGCGGGCACCAAGGGGGTCATTCTCGGCCTGGTGGTATTGCAAGCGGATCACCTGTTCCTCGGCCTGCTGAACCTCGGTCGCCGATTCAAAGAAGACCCAGCGGGCTCGCTGCGCGCGATCCTCTCGGTCTGGAGGGGAGGCAAATGAGCTTTTTCGGCTACGTCAACATGGTGATCGCCGTCATCGGCCTGGTGATGGTGATCTACGCCCTCAAGGCCATGCCACCCCGGCGCTGCGCCGAGCCGATCGTCGGCGATAGCCTGGTGCTTGTGGTCTACCTGCTGATGATCAATTCGCACTACATGGCCCAGCAGTCTCCCTACGCCTCAATCACCGCCAACGCCTGGCACCTGTTTGATCTCGTGGTGCTACTGAACATCATCTTCCACGTCAAAATGCTATCCGCTAGGAGGAATCTTCGATGATGCGCATCCCGGATCGCGGGGAAAACGTCGCGGCGCTACAGCGCGCCCTGAATGAGCACGGCGCCAAGCTGACCGCCGACGGCATCTTCGGTCCCGCCACCGATGCCGCACTGCGCGCCTTCCAGCGTCAGGCGGGGCTGGTGGCCGACGGAATTGCCGGCCCCAAGACCCTGGCTGCCCTGGCCGCCAAGGACACTGGCAAGCTGCTTCGCCAGGCGGACCTGGAGAAAGCTGCCCAGGATCTCGGTGTCGAGCTGGCCGCGGTGATGGCCATCAACGAAGTCGAGAGTCGCGGCAGCGGTTTCCTGCCCGACGAGCGGGTGGTCATCCTGTTCGAGCGCCACATCATGCGCCGGCGCCTGGTCCACCACGGCATCAACCCGGCGCCCTGGCAGTTGGCCTACCCGGATGTCGTCAACACCGCCGCCGGCGGCTACCAGGGCAACGCCCGCGAGTGGCCGCGCATCGGCCTGGCCTGGAGCATCCACCCGGACGCCGCCATCGAGAGCGCGAGCTGGGGCCTGTTCCAGATCATGGGCTTCCACTGGGAGCGCCTCGGCTACACCAGCGCCAGCGCCTTCATGGATGCCATGCGCGAGAGCGAGGGCCGGCAGCTCGATGCCTTCGTGCGCTTCATCAAGGCCGAGCCCGGCCTGCACCGCGCCCTACAGCGCCTGGACTGGCCCACCGTGGCGAGGCTTTACAACGGGCCGGCATTCGCCAAGAATGCCTATGACAAGCGGATGCAGGCGGCCTACGACCGCCATAGCGCCGCCCTGGAGGCAAGCCCATGAAGCTGACCGATGATGCCAAGCAGTGGCACCGGCTATGGTCGGTGCGCCTGGCAGTTATCTCCGCCGTCTTCGCCGCCTTGGAGGCGTCCCTCCCGCTATGGGAGTCGACCCTGCCCGACGGGGCGTTCGCCGCGGCATCGACCGTGTGCGCCCTTGGCGTGGGCGTGGTCAGGGTGCTCAAGCAGAAGCTGCCGGGGCGTGATGATGGGTAGGCTGTGGAAGTGGCTGTCGGCCGCCCTGGGCGCCCTGCTGGCCGTGCTCGGGGTGATGCTTGAGGTCACCCGCCGCCAGAAGGACCGCGCCGAGCAGAAGGCCCAGCGCCAGGCGCGCCGGGCCGACAGCGCCGAGGCCAGCATCGAGGCGCGCCAGGAGGCGGACAAGGCCAGCGAAACCGCAAGGGAGAAAGGTGATGTCGAGGTGGAAAAGGCCGTGGATCGCGCTCGCGATGGTCGCCGCGATCACTTCGAGCGCGGGATGCGCGACGACCACTGAGTACCGGCCGGTCGAGCTGCCGCTTCCCGACCGGCCGACCCTGCCGACCCTCCAGGCCGGCGACCTACAGTGCCTGAGCGATGCCGCCTACCAGGGGTTGGTCGAGCGCGACGCCCGCCTACAGGCCCACGTCGAGCGCCTTGAGGCGATCATTCTGACGACTCGCGCTTCTGAGTAGTCGCCTCCCGGGCCGCCTCCTCGTCGCACAGCGCGTCGTAGTCGTGCGGGTCCACGCGGATGAAGATCGGACTGGTGAGCTCGCCATCGCAGCGCCCGGCCTCGTCATGCACCGCCTGGATGATCATCTCCATGGTCGGCGTGGCCTGGCGCCGGGTGAGCTCGTCGAACTCGGCTTCCAGGTTGGCCAGCACCTCCTCCGGCGTCAGCCTGATCGCCAGCTTCATCGCCTCGATCATGCCCTCCATGTCGTCATGGTCCGACTTGGCGAGGGCGTGAGCGCATAGGGCGCGCAGCACCTGATTGTGGGCCTTGAGCGCGTTGATCGCCGGCACGACCTTCTTGTGCAGGTCATCGCCGGCCTCCAGCCCCAGGGCGCTGCCGGCGCGTTGCAGGGCGGCATGGTGGTGGGTGTCGGTCATCTCGAGTTCCTCAGTTGGGCGTAGTGGTGGGCGTAGTCGCCCAGGCGTGGCGCCGTCAGCATGGCCCACTCCGGCGTCTGGCGCACCCGGTCGCGCTGGCGATGCTCGACCTTCTCGGCCATCGCGCGCAGCTTGGCCTTCTCCTCCTCGGTCATGGCGCGCAGCTTGGCCAGCTTGGGATTAACGGGGCGCACCAGGCGCTCGCCGCGATCCCCGTTGTACCAGCGCCGCTCGAGGGTCGCCGCCTTGATGCCGACCTCTTTGGCCAGTTCGCTCGCCTCGATGGCCTCGCCGGTGGTGGGGTGGGTCATCATCATGGTTACGTCCTCGGGCGAATCACGAAATGGCGGTCGATGATGTGCCGGCTGTTCACCTGGCGCTCGAGATCGGCCATGAGATCCAGGGCGCAGACCTTCATCTCCTCCCAGGTCATCACCTGGCTTGGCAAGGCCTCCAGGGCGTCGGGGGCGTAGCGCTCGAGCTTGTCGCCGACCTGGCGCTCGCACTCGATGCGCGCCTCGATGGTCCAGAGGAAGGGGGCGCACTCGGCATAGCTCTCGAGCCCGTCCTTGTCGCCCGGCTTGGTGAAGGGGTGGTGCTTCCAGAGCCCGAAGTGGTCAATCCGGTCACCGTCCCGGGTGATCCAGCCGCGCCACACCATCACCTTGAGGCGCTTGGCCGCCCGACTCATGATGGTGTCCAGCTCCTTGCGGTTCATTCGCCGCGCCCGGCGATTCGCTGATGTCATGTTGGTCCGTCCTCTCGATGTGCTTGATCCTGTCCCTGCCGAACCTGGCCTCGACGCTGGCCCTGACCGCCTCGATCTCGGCGCCACCAGGGTCCAGCATGGTCGCCTGCTTACCATCGGCGAAGGTGATCCGGTACTTGGTGGTCACGCCTGAGACCTCGCCAGCTTCGCCCTCAAGATCCTCACCTCGTCACGAAGGCGGCGATTCTCCTCCTCCAGGGCCTTGCGCCGACTTCGCTGCTTGGCGCCCCTGGCGCGGCTATGTCGGGCGATGGCGGCGATGGCGTTCTCGCGCACCTTGGGGGTCAGGTGGTCCGGCAGCCACTCCCTGACCGTGTTGCTGGCGATCTTCTTGCCGCTGACCCGCTCGATCTCCTCGGCGATCTCGGGCAGGGTCTTGCCCTCCATCACCATCTGCTTGGCCATAGCCAGCAGCCGAGCCTTCTTCTCGGGGTTGAACTTGGGCGTGCCCAGCGGGGCCGGCGTCTTCCTAAGCCGGTAACGCTCGACGGCGCCCCTCACCTGCCCGTGGGTGTAGCCCAGCTTCTCGGCAATCTCGCGCATCGACATTCCGCGCTCGAGTAGCTCGGAAACCAGCACACGGTCAGCCGGCGTGACCGGGGTCGGCTTGGCCATTCCCGCCCTCCTTTTCCTGTCGAGCCATCTCCATCCCCCGCCATCTCTGCCACGCCTCCCTGGCCATTGGTGACGTGGGGGCGATAGGCCCCATCGCCTTGCAGCGGTCGCATTGCATGTAGAGCCCAGGGACATCGTTGACAATCCACACCACGCGCTCTCCGCAGCGCGGGCATGGGTCAGCGACCTTGGTCATTGGAGGCCTCCTCGGCTTGGCGGCGGAGTTCATTGAGGTAACGGGTCAGGAACTTCAACTTGCATGCGCGGCACAGGATGCCGCTGCTCACGCCGTAGGGCTGATAAAATCGTAGGGTCCCGGTTATGTAGGCGGGGCCTACGTCCTTGC